TAACTTAGAATGCTATACACTAGTATTAATAAAAAGTCTAGATTTATTTTATTCTATGTAAAAACAATAAGTTACATTGATTATTGAGTTATTGCCAATTTTCTATTTTCAGTTTGTAAATTTCTGATGCTTTGGTATTTAAGCAAGTTCTTTTATGTTTATTAACTCAAAAAGGAGGATCGGTGGAAAACTTGGTTTGGATTATTATTATAGGGACATCAATATGGGTGTTAATTGATGCTAAAACAATCGGCGTCAAAAAAGGCCAGATCGACGGCATGGGCAACTTGGGCGCGTATGGGTGGTTCTTTGCCTGTCTACTGATATGGATTATTGGGTTTCCGTTCTACCTCGCAAAAAGGCCAGTTTATAAAAAGATAAATTCCGCCACAGGAAAATAGGCTTTATCGGAAGCATAATTAAAAATTGTTGTAACAAATTACAAGGTATTGATGACGAGATAATTTCCCCCTGGAATCAATAAAACGACTACGATTTTTTATAAAAAATAATATATAGTACATAGTTCTTCCAAACCCGACCCGATTTTATCGGATCGGGTTTTTTTGTTTTCTGTAATACAAAAGTTTCATAAAATAACTTGACATATACAAAAGTTTTTGTGTACTATCCCCCCAAGCTCAAACATAAACCGGCCCGGCGCCACACACCTTGATTGGTAAACGGCTCGAACCGGATAAAGAGCGATACAATCACAAAAGGGGGACAAAATGGTAAAAATATTAGAACTTTTCGAATCAATCCCACGATTATCACGCCTGCTTGACAAAGAAACGTGCAACATGATCGCCCAAGGGATCATTTTATTTACCATCGCCTTCCCCTGCCTGGTGATTTTCTTATGTCTGTAGAGCAGATCTGCGCACATTGCGCTGATTTCAAATTCCGGGAGCGACCGGACCCGGGGAGTCTTGCATATTGCGGCTTCCACGAGAAACGGTTCCCGCCGGGCGAAACATACCCGGGGGAACGATTTTGCACAAAATTTCAACCAAAGGAGAAAAACAATGGACGTAATTGTGAAATGGAGCAACGGCGAAAGCCTCTCAATCCCGGATTCAGAGATTGAGGCAATCACATTCAAACCTCATACCGGACAGGATGAATTCGAAGCGGTTACCGTTTGTCCGGCCCGCACTGGCGTAAAGGTTGAGGTAAGTGAAGGCGCCCGGATTCTGTCCGAGGCCATGGCCGCAAATCAAACCAGCATCACCGGGGAACCGGCATATTAAGAGGGGGATGCGATGATATGTAAACACCCAGAAACAGGCCAAACGGTCAATTTATTGGCCGTTGATGTGAATTACAACTCACCGGCACAGGGATATGATGCAGTATTTCAGACAGTCCTTTTAGATCCCAACCCATCCGGCAAAGATATATACCCGGCAACCGGCAACCTCAGATTAACCGGCTTTGCTTTAGAAAAACTGGCAAACGAAGCCCATATCGGTTGGGACCCGATAACATCAGGAGTTAGAGAACATATCCGTGGTGAGTATATCCTTTTTGAAGCCGTCGCATGGCGAAAACGGGTTGACGGAACAATCCATTCAGTATTCGGGCACGGGGATATTGATATGATCATCATAAAAGATGACCTGTACGCCGAACATTCCAAAAAAGCGGATAAAAGAAACTTTTCAGACCCAAGACAGAAAGCCCCATACATTGAGAGTGCCGTGGACAATGCTTTCCGGCAAAAACGAAGCCACATGTTGGGGCTTGCTGAAACTGAGGCCCGTAATAGGGCCATCAGGAAAATATTAAATGTCCCGAATGACTTTACAGCCGCCGAACTTAAATACCCGTTTGTCGTTGTCTGGTACCGGCTACAGGTTGACTTTAAAGACCCGGCCGTAAAGGACTTGGCACTCAAGGCTCAATTGGGCGCAAGCACACGGTTGTTTGGAAAGCCGGCGACACCCACATATAAAGAGGTCATGCCAACAAGTGACAGTTCACCGGACACACCCGCAACAAAGACAGCGCCCGCAACGAACCCCACACCGGCGCCACCCACAACACCAACGCCACCGCCCGAAGCTGACGGCCCGCCAAACGAGCGTGAAGCGACCGTGGCCGATTTCAAGGCCATGGATACGGAAAACCAGATCGAAACCCTAAACGGATGGGTCAAAAAAACCAAATACGATATGGGGAATGCGGCCTTCAAGATTGATGAGCTGAGCGACAATAACCGGTTGAAGTTTCTTGAAGCCCTTCTTGACCGTCCCGCAATTCAGAAAGCAGCATAAACCAAACACACTGGGCAGGCCCCGAACCTGCCCGGGAAAGGAAAAAAGCATGTTAAGAGTTTTTCACACCGCAGATTTTCACGTCCGCGACATCGATTATGACGAATGTGAAAAATGCCTGAATTTTATAGTTGATCAGGCCGAGGCCGAAGCACCCGACCTGATTGTTATTGCCGGGGACCTGAGCGACAGCCAGGAAATCAGGATGAAAAGCCGATCCGCCCGGTTGCTGTTTGATATTGTCTCCCACCTATCCACCATTGCCCCGGTTGTTATCCCCATCGGAACGCCCACCCATGACGGCATGGCGCCATTGCTTTTTAAACACATCAATCCGTCCCGGATATGGGTGTCAGAAGTCCCAGAGCAAATATTTTTAACGGAAGCCGGATTAACGAATATCCGCCCGCTTTCCACACCAATGGCCGTTATTTCTCAATTCCCGGCCCCGACAAAGAAACATTTTCAATCCACATCAAACTCTATCGAAATTACAGACGCCGAAATATCCGAGGCCATGGCACAAGTTTTCATGGGGTTTGGTGCCGGTGCCGCTGATTATGATTGCCCACACGTTCTTACCGGGCACTGGAACGTTTACGGTGCTCATGTCTCCGAGAATCAGATTTTAACCGGCAAGGATATCGAAGTCACACAGGATCAAATTTCCCTTGCAAATGCTGATGTGGTTTGCCTTGGCCATATCCATATGATGCAACAGATCGGGAAAAATATTTATTTCCCGGGCAGTTCCTATAGAAAAGATTATGGGGAACTTGAGCCAAAGGGCTTTTTTATCCATGAAGTTGAAACGGGTTATCTCAAAACAACCCCAACATACATCCCCACCCGCAATCTGGTTGTCATGGGTGCCGACCTGACAACCGAGAAAGATATCACCGTCGAGGCCCTGGCCGTTACCGATCAGAATATGATTGAAGCCATCGTCCGGTATCAGATCAAAGTTTACACCGATGAAGTCAAGACCATTAATCAAGCCGAATTAAAACGCCTTTTGGAAGCGCAGGGTGCCAAAAGTGTCGATATCCGCCTTGCCCGGATCCCCCGTGAAAATATCCGATGTGAACGGTTGATGCGTCTGGAGCGATTGACGGATAAATTCCGGGAAATGGCTGAAATCAAGGGGCAACCCCTCAACAATGAAATCCTTGATAAAATTGATCAGCTGGAAACCCAGGAACCCGGGGCAATTCTTGACGCCCTGGACGCCAAAATCAAACATATCGTTGAGATCGAAGCGGTCATTACACTCTCAAAAGCAGCATAAGGAAAGGAACAAACATGGACATTGAAAAAGTAACAATCAGAGGCGCAAAAGGCATTCAGCGGGGCATGGGCCTTGATGAAGTGACAATTGATTTCAAAGGAATGACCGGGCTGGTGGCCTTTTCCGGCCCTTGCGGAACCGGGAAAACGACCGTGCTTGACAATATGCACCCTTTTTTAAGCCTGCCATCACGCAAAGGGGCATTGCATCACCATTTTTACTTAAAAGATTCTTTTCGTGATCTGGGGTTCAGGATGGGCGGAACTCATTATCAGTCAAAAATCTTTATAGATTCGAACTCCGGCCGTGGTGAGGCCTTTTTGTACGAGAACCACAGTACATCATCTGTTGTCGACGGTAAATTCGGGGCATACAAAAAGGCCATCACCGAAATAATGGGATCTGAAGCGTTATTTTTTAACTCCGTTTTTTGCGCTCAGAATACTAAGAAAATGTCGGAGATTAGAACCGGGAAGCTCAGGGATCTCATGGCCGAATTTCTTGGATTGTGGCGGCTTCAGGCCCATGAAAAAACATCCGGCAAATGTGTAAGCATGGTTGAATCCGCCCTGTCAACTTTGGTCGTCAAGATCGAGGCATTACAAAGGTCAATCGATGATTGTCTTGTCACACGGGAAACGCTTGAAAACGCAGGCACACAAATAGCGGATCTATCCAGAAAATATAAATCCACATGGGCATGGTTGACTAAAAAAAAAGAGGCGCTGCAGGGCCAGCAGGAAATTGCAAAAGACAGTGAGCTCACAAACCAAAAGCTCAATACAATCGCAGAACAGATTGAAACGATCCGGAAAGCCAAGGCAAAAGCAAGGGAAGACCGCGGCATTAAATTATCTACTTTTAGACTCAAGCTTGAAGATGCCGACCGGGAATTAACGCAACAATCTGAAATAATCGCCGCCGAACCTGACATACATCGGGCACAGAACAGGATGATAGTGATTGATACCGATCTTAAAACAGCCCGTGAAGACAAGGAGCGGCTTCAGAATCAACTCACGCTAACAACAGGGTCCTTGACTATTGCCAATCAAGTATCAACCAAATTGAGGGCCAGGGGGGGGGAGATAGATAACGATATTACTCAGTGCGAAGAGTTGTTAAAAACCGAGGGGCTTGTAAAACAGGCAAAAGAACGCATCTCCGAATTAAACGCCACGCTTCTGGACGCCCGAGAGAAAAAGACCGTAACGGAAAAACAAATATCAGACATCAACGCACAATTAAACGAACATAACCAAAATCATCTACAGATCGTATCAGACAGGGCTCAGGCTATATCGGAAGTTGCCGCCCGCATCACCGCCGCCGAAACAAAGCATGCACAAGCTGACCACAACCTGAATGATCTTAATTTTGAGCTTTCACTCCTTGATTCTGACGCCGAATTAACATCTGTCAATCAGGAGTTGACATATGTCAACCAGCAAGCCGATGCACTGGAAGAACGCGACCCATTATGTACCAGCACAACTTGTAAATTCATTATCAATGCCGTAAAGGCAAAAGCCTTGATACCCGGCCTTGAAGATCGGCGGCAATCACGAATCGCCACGATAGCGCAGGAAAAGGAAGTTTTAAGACATAAAAGTGAGGTCTTTTTAAATAAAAAACATGCCCTCGTTACCGAATTAGAAAGCCTTAGCTTCGAAAGAAACAATGTCTTGACCAGTTATGACGGCAAAATTGACGGAAGTCACGATTTAGGCCGTCAACTGGCTAAAAAGCACCGCGACATCACACGGGCGTGTGAACAGGCCAACATGGCCGTCGCTGAACTCCAGCTATCGCTTGAAGCAACTCAGGCTATGGCCGAAAAATCAGGTGAAATCATAGCAACAAAAGAACGGCTTTCCATCCTGACAAAAAACCGTTCTGAATTAATTAAGGATGCCGGGTACACCGAAACCGATACAATTTTAAGTGCATTAGCACAAAATATGGCGGCTGAAACAGAATTGGCCGGGAAGCAAAAAGCCATCAGTGCCAAAATTAACAGCCTTGCATTGTCCATTAAAAAGATGCTCGCCGAACTTGAAACAGCTCAAACCATGGCCGCTAAGGCCGGTGACCTGGCAAGTGCAAAACAGGCCGTTACTTTTATCGAAAATTTAAAAGCCGGTATCCAAGTCAATATTGATGACATAGAAAATGATCACAGTGTGTGCGAAGCCGTCCTGGAAGCCGAACTTAAAGAGCTTTCCGTTAAAAACGCCGCCCTGCTCACCACTGCGACAGAACAACATAAGGCCTACAGCGAAATTACAACATTGCAGGCCGATATCGCAGGCCTTGAGCAAGCAATGGAGCAAGCTTCACGACAAACCACAGAAAAACGCACAGAGTTGGTGCAACTGAAAAAAGAGTTTGATCGGAAAGAGTCACAACAGGCCAAGCTTGATGCCCTGGTGGAAAAACGAGGCGTCCTTTTAACCGAAGCAGCACAGTGGACATACGCTAGGAACGGTTGCTCTAAAACAGGCTTGCAGGCCCTTGAGCTTGCCGCCGTTGCCCCTTCTATATCCAATTATGCCAACAACCTGTTACTTTCCACTTTTGGCCCGGGAAACACGCTAAAGGTCGCCACCCTGGATGACACCGGTAAGGAAGTCCTTGATTTTGTTGTGACCCTTGAGGACGGGGAAGAAGTTTTGCTTGATCTTTTTTCCGGCGGTGAACAGGTATGGCTACATAAAGCTGCACGCTTGGCACTGACTATGGTCAGCAAGGAAAAGAGCGGGCGTGCTTTTAATTCCTGCATGCTTGATGAAGAGGACGGGGCGCTTGATGAACACAGCGCACAGGATTTTATTTCTCTTTACCGACAGTTCATGATCCAGGGCGGCTTTAAAACCAATTTTTTTATATCTCACAAACCTGTGTGCGTGGCCATGGCCGATCGTGTGATCGAGTTCACCGGCCATGGCGTAGAATATTAACCGCTTTCCGGGCCCGGGCCGTGCTGTGTCCGGGCGCCGGAAAGAAAAAAAGAGATAAAGGATTAAAGTGATATGCAAAGATTTTTAATCAAAGGCAATCATCCGGTACTCCGATACGTTACTTGGATAGCTGAAGGCACAGATGATCTCAACCAACGATACAAAGAGCTACAAGACGCAGGTTATGAAATTGAAATAGAAGTTGCCCCGGATGTCCCGCCCAAAAAACAACTACCCGTTCAGGTCTTCCAGCGGCCCTGCATACCACCTGTCATTACAGGAGACGGACCGAATATCCGGGCCTGCTACAACGACCTATGGATTGATTTTAGAAACGGGCAAATTATTATCACACCGGAACCCAGAACCACCGCAAGGAAAAGGGAAAGCGAATAATGACCAACCATGAATGTTTTGAATTCGTAAAAGAACAGGCACCGGGCGCCATTTTGCAAATGACTGAAAAAATCAAAGCCGGCCTTTCGGCTGAAACGATCAGTGATTGCCTTAATAAAAACATCCCCACCGAATTTCGCCAGGTGCTTTCCGGTGCGATCTTCCACATACAGGCCATAACCGATGAAGCGTAAACAGGCTATCGACTGGGGCGGTTTTGCCGTCCCAAAACAAAAAAAAGTGGTCAAAAAGGGAAAAGAATACACGGCATTTATTGAGGCTGTTTTTGCTCGTGACAATTACGAATGCAGGAATCCGGACTGCCCGAGCAAAAAAGAACCTATGCCGTTTCCGAATAGCGTTTTATCCGTGCATCACAAACAAAAACGCAGCCATGGGCGCTTGGATACCATGGAGAATTGCGTAACGCTTTGCATGTATTGCCATGGTCTTGTCGAGCAATACAAGCTCGTGGTGGGCGAATGGGGCGATAATTGATAACACCGTTTATGTCAATTGCTGTCTGGGATCACCAGCCCAGGTGGCGGAGCAAAGAAACGTTCCGCGATTTCATTACCGGCTTGGATAACGGCCAATATTATATCTCAGTAGAGCCGGTACCGGAAAAACGATCCATGGGCCTGAATGCTTACTACCGGAAAGTCATAGTCCGGTTATGGCTGTGTGAATGGACGGGGTATTCAGAATTAAAAGCCCATGAGTGGCTACTTTATTATTGTTCCCGCAAGTATGATCCGGACGAACCTGGTGTCTTCACGATTGTCAGAACCCGGGAAATGGATAGAAAACATTTCGCCAGCTATGTCAAAAGGGTGCGTGAATTTTTATGGGACTTCTTTGACATGGACATTCCGGATTCTAAAAATTTTCGATGGCTATAAAGGAAAAATAGAATGGCTACAACAGCTGAAATACGAAAAATAAAAACATGGGACGCATTACCGCCAGTCGTTTTTGGCCAGGGGGAAGCCTTCTCGACACGGATTCTTGAGCATAGATACAGAACCATGGAGAACGCTTTGCAAACCATTGCAGATAACGGCCTTGACGCCAGGCAATGTCAAAAATTGGCCCGCATGGTCTTAAAAGAAACATTCTAAGGGAAGCTTAAATGACAACACATCTTGTTTTTTACCATGAAAAACACTGGATAAAACGGTTTGAAGGTACAGAACGCAAGGCCGCGAATTTTGCAAAACGGCTTACCGCAAAAGGTGAGACTGAAGGTAAAGACTTTTTCACAGGGGCTATTCAGGAATCGACAGGACTTGAACCCTTTGATTATGACACCCCTGTCACCCATATCAACGAATGTCTGAGGGGTATGAACAGTGGAGACATAGAGAACCGACGGAAAATTAATAAAATAGCGCAGGAAACCGAAAACGAATTCGTCCTTGCAGACGGTTGCAGGCTTAGGAAAACACCGCCAGGGGAAAAAGACGTAGGCAAACTTCTTTTCCCGGGGGACATGATTGAATTTCGGGACCCCTGTATTGATTCAATTCGACTCTTTCGCATTAGGAAAGTTTGCAAATACACTTATTACGCGGGAGTTGAGGCATGGGGCTTTGTTCTGGGTTATCCCTTTGACTTCCAGAGCGACAACCCCGCCTTTGCCGGGGATTATGTGGCTCAGGGGGGGGAGTTTTATTCCCTGTTTCGGGCTGAAAAATCGCGTATGTTTCTTGTCAAAAGAGGGAAAGCACCGGCACAAATGAGGTTGTTCTAAAAATGAGCAAGAAAAAAGTAATTACAAAATATACGCATAAAGACCTGGTAGGCATCGCTGAGAAATGGCTTTTAAAAAAATGTGGATTTGCGTTCAAGGAATTAACGACGCTTGCCGGCGAAACACCCGACGCCATTGGTTTTAGGTCTGGACTCTCAATCCTTATTGAGTGCAAGGCTTCAAGGGCCGATTTCCACGCCGATAAAAGAAAATTTATTAGAAAACAGCCATGGCAAGGAGTTGGTCGGATCCGTTTTTATCTTTGCGCAAAAGGGTTAATAATGCCTGAAGACTTACCTGATAAATGGGGTCTCATTTGGGTTGATGGCAACGGGGCAGCAAGGCAAAAAGTGGGCCCCAAAGGAAATACCTGGACAGACCCCAACTTCAATTTTACAGAAATAAACACAAAGGGTGAGACAGCACTTATGTATTCAGCGTTAAGGCGGTTACATCTGAGAGGCGTGATCCCTTTAATTTACGACAACCCCTATTTATAAGGAGAGAACATGAAAGCATGGGAAGTGCAAGAAGATGATGATGAACACCGTGGAACCATTGTTTTTCACAAAGACGGGACAGCTGCAAGGCGCCTGGGAGCGAATGAGCTTGATGTAAACCCCGAATACGTCACCTGCAAAAGACGTCCCCTTTTTGACAAATACGCCGAACAGGGGTTTGTCCCGCCCAAAGTTTTAATTGAAAATCATGAATGGTATTTTGAATGTGAAAACTGTTTTAACCACATATCTGAATCGACCATAGAAGATTTGTCACAAGTCGTTTATTCGGGGCGCAGGGTTTTTTGCAATCAGGCATGTTACGACGCCCGGGAAAAAAGAAAGCAGGCCGTCAACAATACCTATGCAGAGTTTAAAACCGAATGTAAAAAAAGATTTCCACAACTGACCATCATCCAGTTTCGTGGTGGATGGCCCAAATTGACGCCGTTCGCCTACTTTAAGTTCCCGGGCAGTAAGTATCTGTGTTCGATACGATTGACGCAGGAAGGCGAATACAGGGTGTTTATTGCAAATGGGGACCTCAAGGCATGGGAAAAATTTCAAGGCAAAACAGACATTAAAGCAATAGAACGGATGGTTATCGGCGCGACACTGTTAAACGATGATTTCCTTTTAAAAGCCATGAATATCCTGGAACCTGAAGACTTCACACCGGTTCACCGGAAAATATTTACAGCGATTACGGAATTGTTTGCCTTTCACCAACTCATCGACCTTGTAACCATTTCTGACGCACTCAAAAAAGATGGCAAACTTGAAGCAGTCGGCGGGAACGCCTACCTTGCATCCTTGGTGGATATAGCCATACTGCCGACAGTCGATCTTATGCAATACGTCCGTGATATTCACGATAAAAAGGCGCAGGGGGCATCATAAAAACTTATCGATCATACGCGGCCCGGGCCGGCCACCGCAAATTTAACGGCCGGACCTGGTGCCAATGGCTAAAAAAAAGGATTTGGGCTCATAATAATTCACATTCAAAATGCTTGGGGGGAGAATAAATGTTAGATGCAGTAACGATTAAAGCAACAACGCTGCCGGATGTATGGTTCAGGGCAGTTCACGCCATACTTGACCATGGCCAAACGTTCATCGTTGACCAGGGCAGCTATGCCGGCCAGACACGTCTTGAATTCGATTATTTCACAGGTTATATTGAAAAGCCGTATCTCAGGGATGTTGACGGCCGGCCATTGGTCCCGGAACTGCCAGAAGGCAGCACACTGCCACCGCCGGTTGAAAAGGATTATGTTGCCGAACAATACTGGAAATACCTTATGACGCCGGAAAAAAAAGAGGGGGAGCAATATACATACGGTGAACGGTTGACCCGCATGCCTTTGGTCGATGACAACCAATCTGAATGTAGGGTTGTAGACGCCACAACCGCAGGGGCTCTCATCATAGATAGTGGTCATTCCTATATATCCCCGTGGCGTAGGTATTTAAACCAAATCGAATTCGCAATATGGACATACAGAAGCAAGGGGCCACGAAACAACCAAATCGTTTTGCAGGTAGGGCAGCCAACTGACATGCTTCTTGAGGATCCGCCCTGCTTGCGGCATATCGACACCAGGATTCAGGACGGAAAATTGCATTTCCATATTTATTTCCGGTCATGGGATCTATGGAACGGGCTTCCGGCCAATCTTGCAGGGATCAGTTTACTGCAAGAATACATGGCCGCCATGATCGGAGTTGATCAGGGGGAAATGGTTATTAGCAGCAAGGGGCTCCATATGTATGGGTATGCCGTTGAATTGGCCGAAGCCCGGTGTCTGAAGATTGCCAGCAAAAAGGAAATTTCGATATGAACGTTTTGCGCTTTTATTGCCCTCATTGTGGATATGAGGGCAATAATATATTCGTAACGCTTGCGGCCACATACGCAAATGGTGATTTTTTTTATTGCCCCGAATGTAACGAACAATCATCACATATCGAAGTCGACAAGGGGGATGCCTGATGGAATAGGCTGACGGGAAAAACGCAAACTGCCGGGAAAACGCGAATATGCGTTTTTTGGTTGGTTTGCGTTTTAAAATCCAAATTTGTTACATATCCGGATTAAAAAACCCTTGACAGCTTGCCAAGTTTTATGGTTTAAACGGGGAAACTTGGCAAACAGAAAAAGGAGCTTATAGCGTGATTGAACAAAACAATGTATTTTCCCTGTCCGGCGGCAAAGATTCAACCGCCATGCTACTCATGGCGATAGAACGCGGTATCCCCATTCATTCGGTCGTATTTTTTGACACCGGTTGGGAATTCCCGGGGATGTACGATCATATCAATTTGCTTGAGAAACGGACCGGCCTTAAAATCTGGCGACTGCATAGCCGGTTGCCCTTTGACTATTGGATGTTTCACCGGCCCATTATTGCCAATATGACCGCATTAAAAAAATTGTCGTTGCCGGATCTGCAAAAAAAGTTCGAAACAATGCGTGAATACCAGACAATGCCGGATATCATGCCGCAATCGAAAGTATTATTAAGGCGCATGTTGAAGGGTAAAGTGTACAGGTATGGCAATAGCTGGCCTTCACCCGGCCGGCGGTGGTGTACCCGTGAAAAGGTCAATACCCTTAATTATTTCATGAAGCCGATACCGAATCCGGTTTCATGTATTGGCTATGCTGCCGACGAAAGCCATCGGATTAAAGATGATTCCAAATATCCCGGGCGATACCCATTGATAGAATGGGGCGTCACGGAAGCCGACGCACTGCAATATTGCTATGATCACGAATACAGATGGGGCGGATTGTATGAGCATTTTAGCAGAGTTTCATGTTATTGTTGCCCGCTTCAGCGAATAGGGGACCTCCGGACGCTGAGAAAACATTACCCCGACTTATGGACGAATACGCTTGAAATGGATGCGGCACGGCCGGAGCATAACCGGGGGTTTAAGGATTATAAAACAGTTCATGATTTTGAAAAACGTTTTACAGAAGAGGACCGCCAGCTTAAATTACCCAAAGCAGCATAAAGACAGTTAGAGAGGGGGACCCGTGGAAGAGTGGAAAAACGAAATGCGCAAAAAGGAAGTAAGGGAGTCATCAAGAGATTTCGGTGTTTTGAGGTTGTGTGTCCACCATTATATAGGTTGTGGTGAAACATGGCTTGCAACCTGTTATGGGGTTCTCAATGCCAGGGAACTGAAGGCGGCCACGCTTGAGGGTGCACAGAAAGAGGCAACCGCATTGCTTCGAAGCGTATTAAATGAAGCATTGAGAGAGCACCCTATGGATAAAATGGAAATAGCATTGTCGGAAAGTGTCAAATTACAAAGTCACTATGCCGCCCTACTCAATCAATATGACGGCGGTGAACGGTTAACCTTTAAATCATCCGCCGAATGGATTGAACGGCTTGAAAAAATTGGAGTAATCCCGCCCGACGGTCCCGGATCAGATAAAACCGTGACCAGTACATAATTTCTCTTGATTTTATCAAGGTATAACCCGATATTCTAATCAAAAATATCAGAACTTGATCTTTTAAATTAAAAGCTCATCACAGAAACGTTTTTTAATCAAAGCAGAAAAGGGGAAAACATGAAAAAGGGAATCTCGATCATCGCAGTATTTTTTTTACTCTCACTCTCCGGTTGTTCCAATGCGAATGATATTGATTCGGTAAAAGACGCCACCATGGATGGATACCAAACGCTTACAATCGGCAATGCTTTTGAAGGGTCCTTCGATAATCCGACCTGGACAAAGGGGCAAACCGACAAAGGGCAAAATATTGTTGAGTTCGCCGGCACCATTTCACAAAAAACACATGACGCCGCCGTCCTGCAAATCAAAACCAATGTTTCCCAGGAACAAATATTAGAGGACGCCCTTTCAAAAGGTAAAACCGACTTTTTGCGAAATCTACCGAACACCCTTGAAGGCATAGCCGCCGCCATCGATGACTACCTTGATATCGAAATGTGGCCCATGGGCACTCCGGTAACCGCACAATGGGCCATAGCCGTTGACGGAAAGAGTTTTGAACTTGACGGGCTTTATTCGGAAGCATGGGAGGGAGTCAACCAGGACCATATTTTAAATATAATTTACAATTAAATCCTTTCGCCAACTTATCCTATAAGTTGGCGAAAAGCCATACTAACCCGAACGCCTGTAAAAACAGGGGCTCGGGTTATTTTTTTACCTTTTTTTGAAAAAATATCAAAAAAACCCCTTGACACGTCGCCAGGTTTTATATAAAAAGGGGGAAAACTTAGCAACGACACAAAGGAGCGAAAAAACATGAAATCGAAAATCAATTTTTCAGAAATACCAAGCAGCGCTAAGAAGGCAATTTTAGAGACAATCCCCGGCGACGTTCATAACACTAAATTTTTCCACGTTGACCGGCAGTGTGGGCGGACAAAGATATCCGGATTGAATGTTAATGATCCTGTGTATCTTGTCGCTAATATCCCGGGCGGAAACAATTAAAGCCGACAAACAGCATAAACCGCCCCGGGGAGCGACCGGGGCACAAAAAAGGAAAAAAACATGGAATCGAAAATACCAAGGGACGTAACGCCAGAAGAAGAAGCGGAACACAAAAGGCCATCGTGGGCAACAAATGGTGAAGGTTTTTCACCAGAAACAGAATTCAGCCATAGATCGTGGGCCAGGGAGAATTACAAAGCGGGCGATACGATTATTATGTTCTGGCATCCGCTTGTAAAAGATGAATGCAATAGAATTAATAAGGAATTCAACCATGAATGATTTTCAAAACGCCTTCGAACTTTCCAAAAGTGAATATCAAAACAAGTCACAGCTGAAAGAGGCTGAAGCCTTGGCAGAACAGGGAAAATTCCCGGTGTGCTCTGAAGATTCCATTCACTGCCCGTTTACAGATGCCGTACTGGGCAATGAATTGCACATCTGGGAAACCTTTGACACCCTGCCGGAAGCTGAAGCTTTCGTTAAAAAAAAAGAACCGGATGAGGATGCGGAACCCTACCTGTTTGTGTTCCGCAAGATAGAGCCAGTCGGTATGGCACAAGATCAAGGTCCGGACTGCCCATTTTAAAAACCGAACTGCCCCGGGAAGCGACCGGGGCAGTTCGTTAACTGCCGAAAAAGGTTTGAAATGAAAAAAATAGTAAAAACAGCAAATAGTAAAATTTTAGTGTATGGCACATATTCTAAATCGGGCCATGGATATTGCCCTACTTGTTCAGAATTCTATAATAGCAATGAAAAATCAGCGGCCGAAACCTTTGGATTAGATTGCGAAAATTGCGGAAAAACAGACATTACCCCCGTTGAATTAGGGTCAATTGATCATATGCCGGATGAGATTGAAATAGTTTAGGTTAACCGCCCCGGGCAACCGGGGCTACAGGAGGAAAAAATGATGAACGGGACATTCGGGAAAGCGTTCCACACGCGGAAAGAGGCAAACGCTTGGAAAAAAAAACTGATTGAAAGAGGCGACCGCAGTTTCGGCCTCGAGGTCCGGAAAATGTCAAAAAAAATATTCCCGCGCCGGAAAAAGTTATTCCACGTGGGGACCAAGATTGATTTTTTGAATTTTGCATAAAAAAAGGAAAAAAACATGGAAGTTAAGACACAGACAATAAAGGATGGCTTCCCGGTGATTTTGGAAGTTAAGGGCAATGGATGTTTCGCAACACTCCATCACCCTAAATTGGGTGCAATCTCAGGTTTCGGGAAATGGGCGAAAATAAAAGAACAAGCTGGCGTACTCATCAGCAATGCCAAAATAAACAACAAACGTGGGCGTGTTTGTATTGGCATCCCCGAAACCGACTGGTTGATAGTTGACTTTGAGATTAAAAGGCTCGAAGCGATCCGGGCCGCCGAAGAGAAGGCCGCCGAAGAGGACCGGAAAAACAAGGCCCTGGTAGAATGCCCGGCCGGCCACACTATCGCCCGGTGCCTGTGGACCAACGGGGACCTAATGTCCGGTGAATATGAGGACGAAACCGGGGCTAAGGTAATTGGTCCGGACATGCTTGAAAATCACCATGGGTGGTATTTTTTGCCGGCCGAATTGTTTGACAAAGCCCGAAAAAAGATGGAAGCGGCAAAGGCCGCTGAAGCCAAAAAGGCCGCGATCCGTGCCGAAAGAGCGATACAGCGGGAACGTGACAGAAAAAATTTTAATGTTGAGATTATTAAAAGGTCCCACCGTGCCGGCGGTGAAGGCGGCCCCGACCCCTTTGCAAAAGTCAAGATCGTCGACTCCAAAACCGGTGAATCCGGTATTTTTACCTGTCGGAATATTTTTGACTTTGGGTATGTCGTTAATCCTGAAGCGGGTGGCCTGGCCATTGACGTTGAATCATTCATAGCTCACAACATTGACACTGAAGAAAAAAAGGAAGCCTTTCGTAAAGATCATCCAACAAACACCGGATGGGGATGGAACCGCGGATTCGGGGATAAGCCGAACTGGGTACCCATGACTGATTTTGAAATTCGGGCGGTGGCATATTTGTATGCTTTCTCACCCATCGGCACCGGGATCCGGATGTAAATCACCAGCCGCCCCGGGCAACCGGGGCACAAAGGAAAATAATGAAACGAATTATCGGAAAAGTGAAATTAGAAATCAAACACCCCGGCATGGCGCCCATTGTGGCCAACTTCAAAAGGCAATTTAAATTTGCAGTAATCTCCCCGACGGCAAAGCCACAAGCATCCGTGCATGAATATCCATACCGGGCCATAGCCAGACATGACGCCCTTTGCATATCAGGCTATAGTGACGTATACATTATAGACAGAAGCGGCATGACAATGGAAATTGAACGTGGTGAAGATACTGATATGCTGGTTTAGCCCCAGCGAAAGGATGCACTCATGACAATGACAATGTTTGAAGTAGGGAAACCTTTTCCCGGGCCGATACCGCCCCAAGAAGGCGGAGTTATGGAAATGTGGAGAGGTGGGCCGGTAGTAACGCTTCAACTGCCAGGCCTCACGCCGGTAGAGAAAAAAGCGTTCAAGGCATCATTCAGGGAATACGGCTACCTGGAAACCAGCACGCCGGTACCGGTGGCCATCTGGATTTTTATGTTTTCAAAAAAATTAGGTGAACTTGATTTTAGTTTTAACGCCCGGCCAGTCAACCGTGAATGGATAGAGGAATGGATGGAACCGGAAAACGGCCAGGTTAAAAATTTGATTCAATTCTATCTTTTGGACGGGCCTATATTAAAAGGTATCAAAGCTGTTGGCCTGGAACCGGAAGCTATCGAGCTTTTCCATGCCACTATTCGAAAACAATTATCCGTGCATTACCCGCAGTCTGAATTCGATAAATACCTGCAGGGCGCCTATAAATTCACGACACAGGAATTGTTCCAGATGGGGCGAAAATTCACACATGAAAGGGAAAAATTATGAAGGCTTGGGAAATACAAGATGACCACTGGGACGGTGACTATACGATAGTTTTCCACAATGATGGCATCAAGGCCAAAAGGATAGGCTCCGAAAGATTAAAGCTGAACCCTAATTACACAAGCTGTATTCGCCGCCCCGGTTTTGACATCTACTCAAAAACCGGCTTTGTTCCTCCTAAACTTTTGATTGAACAAAAGATGTGGCTTTTCAAATGTAGCCATTGCGGGGCAAATATAGCTATTACAATCAGCGATTTATCCGAAATTGTTTATGACAAGGATAAAGTTTTTTGTAATCAATTGTGTTATGACGCGCACAACAAGGAATCGTTATGAAAAAAAACTCGAACCGACCCAAAAAAGGATCAATCATAAGGGTAGAACCGATCCGGGCCCCAAAAGACATTGCAACTATAAAACAGTTGCTTTCCCATAATCCCAGAAATTATGCCCTGTTCGTTATCGGGGTAAATACAAACCTTCGAGCTTCGGATCTGCTTTCCATCAAAGTCAAGGATGTCAAATACCTTCAGGCTATGGGGAAGCTGACATTGAGGGAAAAAAAGACCGGCAAAGTCAAAGACCTGCATTTAAACACCCTTTGTGTCGATGCGATTCAAAAACTTTTGGCATCCCACGATTATCAGGATGATAATTACCTGTTTCGCAGTTACCGGGCGCCTGTCCTCACCGTATCCTCACTGAGCCGACTGGTGAAAGGTTGGTGCGGGCGGGTGAACATGCCGGGGAATTACGGCAGTCACACACTACGGAAAACGTGGGCCTACCAGCAGTACACAAATTACGGTATGAGCCTGCCGACCTTGATGAAATGTCTGAATCACAGTAGCCAGAAGGAAACACTCATCTATCTTTGCATTACGGATGTTGAAATTAAAAATGTTTATGCGAATGAGATTTAATTGTTTTCATTTTCCCCTTGACACGTCGCCAAGTTTTATGGTTTAAGTGGGAAAACTTGGCTAAAACACAAACAGGAGCAAATGAAACATGGGAAAAGACAAGCATTACACCAAGGGCTATAACGACGGGGACAGCGACGCATGGTACAACAATTACAATCCACCAGCACTCAGGAATAGCGACAATAGCGGTCTGAAAGAGTATAACGCAGGTTTCACGGTTTCGGCCAAACAGCATGGGGCAGTCTTTGGAAGTTGACACTTTAGATTAAAACGGCAGGTTTTGACACTTTAGGCTAAAAAGGACACCAATATGGACGAAATAAAAAAAATAATATCAATGAGTTTGGACACTGAAGCGAAATGGATACAAACAAGAAAAACAATTCAAGACTTAGCCGCAAAATGCGCTGACGTTGGTGATCTTGATAAACAAAAAATGCTTTGCCGTATGATTGAGGGAGTTGACGAAACCTTTAAAGAAATAATAAAATTTGCTAGTGAGATACAAGGTGCGCCCGACGATCAATAGCCTAAAGGATATCAGGCCGGTTACATCCTTGACACCGTTTGATCTCCCCCAAACACCCCGCCGCTGACTTAATCTTAAGAGAAACATCCACGCCAAGGGGCTTCCCATCAAGCCCCTTGGCATTTTCCATCCAATCCGCCGCGATCACGTCCCCCAAATCCTGTAACGCCTGGTCAATCAAACTAATCTGATAATATTCCATAAAACCCCCTTTTTCGCTTGAAAAGTATTGCTTAAAGCTATATTACTTTAAAACAAACTTTATTAAAAGTTCTTTTTTAAAAAAGAAAGGTAGGAAAAATGGTGATTTGCATTGTCAACCAAAAGGGCGGAGTCGGGAAAACAACCATTGCCATCAATCTTTCACACGCCATGGCCGGGAAGCGAACGCCGGTCCGGTTGATCGACGGGGACCCGCAAGCCAGCGCCACCAGGTGGAAAGCAATCGCAGATAATAATCATTTCGATGTCATCCACCACCCCGAACCATTACACACCGCCATTGAAAAGCTAACCCGTGGGTTTACACACACGGTCATCGATGCGCCGCCAGGAATAAGCGACATCACGCTTTCCTGTCTTCTGAGTGCCGATATAGCCATTGTCCCCATAACGCCGTCCCCTCTCGATATCTGGGCCAGTAACGACATCGTTCCGCTTATCAAAGAGGCAAAGGAATACAACAAGGCCCTGGACGCCCGAATTCTAATTTCTCGAAAGGTTGCAAACACCATTGTTGGCCGGGAAGCAAGGCAGGCCCTTGAATATTACCGCGTTCCCGTCCTACGGGCCGAAATTTCGCACAGAATCGCCTATGTGAACGCTCTTATCAATGGTGAAACCGTGTTGTCATACGCGCCCATGAGTGCTGCCAGCAAAGAAATCCAATCTTTAAAAAAAGAAATCTTCAAAAGGAGAAAAACCCATGAAAAGTAATCTTGCAAAAATGGCAAAAGAAGCCAACAGGCCTACCGCCACCACCCCGGGCAGGGGTCCCCTTAACGCCAAAATAAATAAAGATGTACTTAAACGAATGCGGGTGTATTGCGCTATAGCCGAAGAAACGATCCAAGACTTTATTACAAACGCCATCGTTGACGCACTCGCTCAGGCCGAAAAGAGGAAAAATGAAGGACACTAAATTCCCAGAAAGGATTAAAAAGTTTAAAAAGATGGAACAAATGAGTTTGTTCCAGATTGTAACCCAACCCAGTAAATATTCAAATACCATACACCTGTACGATGCCATCCCAAAATATGACCGTTGGAACAACAGCAAAGTAGCGATACGGCAAGAGCCCTTACACCGTGAATTCGTGTTTGATAAGCATGAATATCAAGTGGATATAATCCCGGCCCGAATAGAAGGGAAAGACGGAATCTATAGAGACCATTTCCCAGGGAATAGAGAAGAGATAGTTGAAGACGCCTTACGCAAACTGGCTACAGACGGAAAGGGTTTCTATTTGGACAATAAAGCTGGCGTTGTCTTTACCTTAACTGAGCTGCAGAACGAATTAAAACGCAGTGGACACGACCTGAATATCAACCAAATCAAAGAGGCGCTTGCCATATGCAGCCGAACGCATATCGAATTGTCAAATGCCGACGGGACATCTGTTATAAGCTCAAACATTTTTGAAAGTTTAGGTATGAGTACCAGGGCCGAATGGCTAAAAACATCCGGCGACGCCCGGTGCTTTGTCAGATTTAATATTCTTGTGGATCGCTGTATCCGTGAGGGGACTTTCCGACAATATGACTATGTTACATGCATGTCATACAAAAAAATAATGGCTCGATACCTACACAAAAGGTTAGCTCACATATTTACGCAAGCAAGCGTAACTCAGACTTTCACCATTAAGGTCACGACATTGATACGGGAGTCGGGTGGAAAATTTTACAAAAGTTTAGCAACCAACATCCGGGAAATAAAAAAAGCCCTGGATGAAATGATAGACAAAGAGACAGTACATAAATATCAAATAGACAATACATATAATGGCCGGAAAATCATAGACGGCATGATAACAATTGTAACAGCGCCTAAATTCAACTATGCAGCAAAAAGGGCAACCGCTATCAATAAATTGATCAAAAAAGACACCGTACAAACGCCATAGATGGTGGTTTGCATTCCACAAAAGTGGTGGTTTGCATTCCAATCGACCAACGAAAGTGATGGTTTGCATTCCAAGTTAAGCGCATAAGGTGGTGGTTTGCATTCCAAGTTGACCGTATCACCCAAGAAAATAGGCCCATTGGTGGTGGTTTGCATTCCAAATTAAGCGTATAGGTGGTGGTTTACATTCCAAATTGACCGGGGGATAGTGGTTTGCATTCCAAGTTGAACCTGCACTTTTTTAAATATTACAAATGCTTAGATGCACAAAAACTGTCTTATCCCTTAACCCTATCTATATAAAGATAAAACACCGCCACAGATTTAGAGGACGATGGTGGTTTGCATTCCAAGTTCGACCTGGACCGCCCCGCGATCACCCACGAAACGGCCCAGGCCTATTTTATCCAGTCAAAAATTTACCAATAATCATTAGCGCCTGTGCTGCTATCGCCGTCCATAGCCACTTGACTTGAGACTTTGGGCAGCTGGCTTGATGCTCTTTCATATGGACAATCGTTCCCTCGGGGCCTAAAACCACTTCAAGCTTTGCAAACAACGCCGTCATCTGTGTTTGCAAACTTTGTATTTGCTCATCCTGGACGGCGATTGCTGCGATAGCGCCCTCTATCGTTTCTAATTTCCGGCCATGGTTCTCAAGTGTTGACATTATCGCTGATAACTCGCTCATACCACCCCCGTTATCGAACGATAAAAGATTTGCCACCAAAATCAACACCGGCCGCCGCCTGCCCATACTCAGGCTTTCTTTTGACCGGATACTTTTCAACCATTATTTTTTCCCGTTCAACCCCGGGTAACGGATACCGGGAAAGGTCAGCATGACCGGCGGATTCAAAAAAGCCGACCAGCTTATTAAAATCATCCTCATTCGCCATACTGATAAGTGCATCCGCAACACCGGCAGGGATAACCACCGTGCTATTTTTGGCACATTCAGTGATTAAAGCCTGCCTTCCTTCAGCCTGCTTTTTAAACGCTTCATTTTCAGCGGCTAAGGCCTCACTTTTCTCAATCAAAGCCGACTCGAATATTTCAGCCGATGCAAGCTTTTCCTCAAGTTCAATTGCCTGGACCTGTGCCGATGCAGCCCAATTTTCAAGGTATTTTTCAGCCACCTTGTCATCGATCCCGGTTTTACAAATACTTTCAAGTATCATATCCCGGGCCCCAGCTGATTCAAGGACATACCCCCGGTTTGCAGAAAAACCCGGGTTCATAACATAGTCAAACCCCTCAAACGACGAAACTCGTGTGGCACCATGCTGCCCGCCGTCACTGCCACCCATAGCCCAAGAGAAACCGCCCACCTTGGATTGGTTCAGGCCCGAAACAATTTTACCGGGCTGGTTCGTGCCTAAAATTTCTTGGTGGTGGTCAACGTTTCCATCTTTGTCGATTTCAAAAAACGTGGTCACATTGCTTGGGACATTTTCGACAACCGCCATGGACCCATCCGGCATTTCCACTTTTTCGACTTCACCGATCCGGATCTTGCCGGCCATTTCCCGCCGGCCGTGGCCCAGGTATCCTAATTTTTCCCGAAGTCTGAGCCCTTCCCTGGTCCCGGGCGCGTAACAGACACGCCTTGCATTTTCAAGAACATACTTTCGGTGATGCCCGGTATATTCCCGGCCCTCTTCGAATAAATTAAACTTGCATTTTATTGTTTCCGGCATTTAAACACCCCTCTCATAAAATTTATCAATTATTTTGGTTACCTGATCTTCAATAGCCGACTCCATTAAGGGCTCTTCCCCTTCCGCCGGCGGAGCTTCCATTTTTTTCGGGAAAATGGCCTTATATTTTTCCTCATCAACCTTTAAAATGTCTGTCCACAGATAGTTATTAAAGGCATTCCATTCAATTTTTGAGAATTCAGGATCAACGGTCTGGACCAATCCGGCAAGCATCGTTGCAAAATTAACCCGCCCTTCCATGTTCTCCTGCTCTTCACGCTCCACGGCCGTCGAAATTGAATTAAAAACGATACGCCAAGGCCGTTCACCGGGTAAAAAGTATTGACCGTATTTCAAGGCAATGTGGATGTTAAACAGCTCTTCCAATCCATCCCTGATAGCCTGCCGAATCAAATTTGATTTAACGGCCGCCATAATCGACATACGAAAATAGCCGCCTTCGCCCAAACCACCGGAAAGCATGTCTCCAAACCCCAACAAAGAAGGATCCGCCCCCAGGGCGCCGCCCAGTCGTTTGACATGGAACATTACGTCCTCAAGGCCTTCGATATTCGGGGACCCTTCCACGGTTGAAATGTCAAGCCGGCCGCGATCACCGAAGATGGGAATCAGGTGGTTGATGACAGTCTGGAAAAACCCCTTGGTGATGGCTTGCTTTGCGTGTTGCTCATTCGCTTTTTTTAGCTGGCCCGATACTGAATTTAGGTATTCAGCCGCTTTCAGGGGAGAAAGCTTACCGGTATTGACGCCCACCACACGCTCAAGGCGGGCCGCATTGCGCCGGGACATATTGAGGCTCATGATTGCGTTTTGAAGGTCAAACCATGGATCAAAGGCCGTTTCAATGATAGACTTGCCATAGCTCTGCGTTTCTACAAGCTCTTCCGCCAAACAATCATCGTCACCGATATCAAACTTTTCTTGGTCAAACCGGATAGGCTCAATCAGTGTGTCGTTTTTTATGTTAGGGATTTTAAAAGAGACGAATTTCCAGGGCTCCATCAACTCGATACGCCCCTCTTTCGCAATATTCTGATAGGCATGCGTGTAACCGGCCAGGCGGCCGCCGTGCTCATACTCTTTAATGAAACGGGGATGCGTGTAAAAGTCACTCCGGACATGAGTTATGCCCGTGCCTTTAAATCCATAGGGCCGGACATACCAAATACCATGCAAGGCGGCATTATAGGCCCACTTCTGGCAATCTTTGTTTATCATTTCCTTGAATGTATCCCGAAGATCATTGACAAACTTATTATCTTTGTCAGAAGTCGATTCAATGGAAATAATCTCACCGGTTGCTGTTTTTGCACTTAAAGCTTGGTTGACATGCAGGGTAATGGCCGCGTTAATGGTAGGGTCCCGGTCCATGCTGGTCAAAACGCCATATTTTGCCAAACGCTCCAAGGGGAACGTCTCTGCAAGTTTTTCCGTTTCAGCGGTCCCGATTTCAGCCGCTTTTATAATCTCTTCCGTGGCCAGCATGTTGCCGGGCCGCGGTAATAACTCGCTTGCGCTGCCCTGCGAATTGATATCAACAATATCGCTACTTTGATCGTTCCGTTCGCTGTCGTAACCACCGAAAAGACGGCCCCATAGAAGCGAAATTTTTTCTATGGTTTTTATCTTAGATTTCTTTTTAGACATGGGTAGCCCCTCGCCGTACTCACTAATTATGAAAATGGCCGCCGCAATCAAGTGGCGGCCATTTATTCTTTATTTTTTTCAATATCAGTAAGCCGACCCCATGCTGATTCGCCGCCAATTCGTATGGGATACGTCGTTGTCCGCTATGCACAGATAGAGGTATGTCCCATCTTCACAAATTTCATTTGCGACGCCCACCGTTCCGTCAATCCCGCCGGTAAGCACTTCGCCGTCGCCATCCCAGTCAAGGTTCACGCTATCATCTGCTTTTGCAACCAGATTACCGGCCGCGCCCGCCGGTAATCTGGTAACGGTAAAATCCGTGCCGTCTACTTCCCCGGACACGTCTGGATGGGCTACTGTCCCGGTTGCGTAATTGATCCCTTCCCCAGCACCGCCGTTAACGGCAAGTGCAAGATTGGCCATCTGTGCAACGGTGTCCGCACCAATCAATACCTCATAGGGCACGGCAGGTTCGGTACTGAGAGCGGTTTTAAACGTGTAAACGGTTTCACCGATTGTCACGGTATCGCCGTCCGCAACAAGTGTTTCATTTGTGGTCAATACTCCAGTGGCACTCGCAGCATTAACGGGGGATTTCTCGGGCGCCATAAGCACGCTGGGATGAACCGTTCCCACCCATACCGCCGCGCCTTCGGTCGCATCCACGCACACATAAGTCTCTTTTGGTGACGCCGCGATATCGATCCACAAGGACCCGATACAATAATATTCAATCTCATCATTAGTGGCACCCGGGGCACTGGTACCAACAGGGTTAATTTTTCTGTAGGGAGTGGCCGGAAGATCAATACCATCGTCAAAATCCCCTATCGTGGTGATAACCATGGCCGGCTGCCGAGCCATCACCGCCGCTTTGATTTTATCCACCAGATCCGCATCCACGGCAACCAACACGCCATTGTCCCCGAATGCGTGCCCGGGGACTTCAAAATTAGCGTTCTGGCCAATGTAACCCATAAACGATGAACTGTAATTTTCAAACTTCAAAGTTGTTTTGCGCATAATTTTTTATTCCTACCTATTTATTTGTTATTAAAAACACCCGATTCCATACAATTTGACACCCTAACTATGTTTCACATACCGTCAGAAGGTAAAGGATGGAAAAGCACATATGGTATGCAACAAAAAAAGGCCAAAAACGGTGCCCCGCTTCCGGCCTTTCAGATGTATTTACGACTTTTAGCTTATTATTTTCCCATGATTTCCATATCCTCATCAGACAGGACATAATCCATGGTGCCGGTGTCCGTCTCTACGGTATGGGTGCTTTCATAAATATTGACAGTTTGAAACCGGGCATCTTCATAGGCGAACGCCGCCGCCAGGTTTAAGGTGGCATCGCCGTAATCGGTCATATCGAACCACTGTTTGTCGATATCTTCCCCGAATTCAAAAAACTCTTGATCGACAAACATTTTTTTGACCAACCACCAGTAAGGACCGAACCCCCGGTACCGGATAGGCTTTTTCCCCAGCATAACCTTGATGGAGTTTAAGACATTTTCCCGCCATTGCTCCGCCGTCTGGCTCTTACACGCCTCATCGATGACGGGTTGTAAATCCTCTTTGGTCGGCTTTACGATGTTTTCCATGTGTCGCTCCTTGTTTTAGGTCCGGGCCTTTCAGCCCGAACCTATCAAAATATTTTAAAATTTCAATCTTTTTTTCTTTATGCCATCAACTCGTAAATTTCCTCAAGATCCTCTTTTGAACTGACATGCCACCAAGGCCCTTGAAAATCCCCGGATTCCCCATTAAAATACTTAGCACTATATCGCGCCTTGAGGATATCCTTTACCCGGAAAAGTACGCCAGCCTTGCCGTGCTTGTCTTGAAAAAACCACCGGGAGAATGGAGCGACGTTCGTATCTTTAAACCGCCGCCGCCCGGGTAGAACCGTTTGTTTCATATTGGTTCTGGCGGTAATACCCATTTGTGCAAAACCGGCCGCGATCTTTTCGGGAATCTCTTTATAGTTTGGATCCTTTTTAGCTGCATCCATTTCGGCATCAACGGCCGCCTGTTTTTCACGGGCTTCTTTTTCCCGGATCTGTTCGTTAAGGGTTTCAGCTTTTCGCCTCAAGCCCTCAACTTGCGTTGTCCAGCAAGACACTATCGTTTCACGGATGAATGTCATGTTATCGCCCAGGCCGTCGCGCTTTGCCTCTGCCACCATGCCCGGCCGAAATCGGTACTCATCATCAATCAGTCTTAAAATCTTGCGGGGATCTGTTTCATTGCAACCGTTGTCAAGACGCTCATCCAAGCAATTCTGGATATAATTTCCATACCATGTCCGTATCTCTGTTTCAGTGGCCTTCTTGCCAAATTCCTCAAGTGCCTCTCGCCAGTCATAGCCGAAAAGGTCTTTTAGCATCTCATTTTCCCAATATCCGGAGGTGCCTTTTTCATGATATAGGGCCAAGTATGCTTCAGCCACATGCTTTTTATACGTTTCGTTTTTTGGTTCTGGATACACGACATTTGTTTTATCCGCAATATCCCCACTACTTTCAAGAGCATAACCGTCAGTAGCTCGAACCAGGAAAACGCCGGACAAAGAGAAGTCTTTGGCATTTTCAAGAAACAAGCTTTTGTCGATACCAACCAATTTTTTACAGGAATACGATTCACTGAGAATTTTTTTCAACTCGAGTTCTTTTTCAGAATAAGAACATTTTACCATATCATCAAAGGGCCAGTCGGACAGCTTGACAAGATACGCGCTATCAACATCGGCACCATAGAACCTTTTGAGATAGATAGCTTTCCCGGTAACCGACTCGATATCAACCGCCCTATATTCATTGAGAACATTAAGGATGCGATAAAGATTGTCTCGTTCTTTATCCTCATAGACATCACCCACAGCTAAGACTTTACCATCCAGCGTGGCAATCATTTTTTCAGGATGACTTATCAGCTCCGCGTCAAAGGGCAATTCGCCTTTTTTGGCCTTCAGATCAAGGACACTCCGAAGCTGCTTTGTTTTCGCCTCAAGGCTACTTTTTTTCGAATCAAACGCAGTATCAAGACCGTCCAAAGCGTTCTTTGCAACGGCAAGACGTGTTTTCCTTTTTGCTATCCGCGTACCCAGGTTTGTACGTCGCTCGTCGTCTTCATCGTATTTTTTTCCCTTTTCTTTCAGATCCGCAATGACCCGTTCATGTTCTGAAATTTCGGTATTCAGCTTCACCCTGCGCTCTTCCCGTTTTTCATCAAACCCGGAGAGCGACTCGTTTATATTGGCAATTTGCTGCATCATATTAATCAACCGGCGCCGTTCACGCTCTTCACGCTCCGCCTTCTGTTTGGCCAATCGCTCCATCCTGCGACGCTTGGTCTCTTCCGGATCATCGGCCAGCATATCAATCATATCATCCTGAGACAGAGCGTTAGCGTTCTCCACTTCCGTGTCTGTCCCATTGAAAAGATCCCGCTGCCAGTTTGATTTCCGCTTCAGCAGGTCCAGGCGGTAAAAATCAAAAGATTTCGCCCCCAGGTAATAATAAATCTTAATATTTGCGGCCGTGTTTCCCTGCCGAACACCGCGCCCGTTTCGCTGTTGAATGCTGGCAGGCGTCCAAGGCAGTGTCAAATGGTGGATGGCTGTGGTCCCTTTTTGCAGGTTGACACCGACCTCCGCCTTTTTATTGGCAATCACCACCTTTGTTTTCCCGGAATTGTAGGCATCAGATATCTGTTGAAGCTTTCCGCCTTCGGCTTCTTCCGCGTTAATGATACCGATCTTGTCACGGGAAAGTGGGACATAATGCGCCAATATTCGTTTTATTTTTTGATGCTGTGATTTTTCTTCGGTGAAAACAATCTGTTTCCCCTTCGCCTCAAGATGTAACCTGAGATTCTCAACCAGCTTGGCATATTTGGGGACAAGGGGATGGGCCACGTCGATCTCATCGATACCGAACCGGGCCAGACGAGTCGTAACCGCCGTTTCAACAGATTCAGGGACCACAAGTACGAAGATATCGCCTTCCTTACGGGTTTCGGTAGTGATCGAAACCTTTGTTTTGTAGGCCTTTCCATCTTCGCCCTTGTCTGTCACGGTCACCGTGGCCGGCAGGTCTGCAACCAAGTTTCGAACCTTTACCTCATCTTCCGATTTGAAATGAAAGGTCATTTTGTGGTTATAAAGGTCCATGTCTGTAGTAACCCTGTCCATATCCCGGATAACAGAGAACATGGAAATTTTTGAACCCGGCTTTGATGCTTCCTTGGCATCTGCTTTGAGATTCGAATAAATATCCATTTGTTTGTTGGTCAACTCGACCTCTTCATTGACCTCTTCATGCGGTGGCAGTTCCAACCCCACGTCATCAGCATTTTTCAGGATGGTATATTTGTGAAACAAGTTTCTGAGCCCGTCCAGGTTACGGAAACCCACCAGACCGTCACGGGCCTTAATTGCGCCACTTACCATCACCTTGTCGACCTGTTCAATTTTCCCAAACACTCGGACAAAATCATCGACCGTATAAACACCAAAACGCTCGAATTCTTCGACAGGGCAAACATAAGACAGCATGTTGTAGATTTCGAAAACAGAGTTTGTTACCGGGGTTGCCGTCAAAGGATAAACGCCCCTGCCGTTATTGGCTTCCTTCAGGTATGAAGTTTTCAGGGTCATATCCAGCGCCCGCTTTGAAGATGGTGCCGTGGGTAAGTATGCGATATCTTTGGTATCTTTCCCAGGCTGGTAGCTATTTTTGAATTCGTGAGCCTCGTCTATAATGACATCAGTGAATCCCATATCCTCAAAATACGGCAATTCGCCTTTTTTGGCCGTACCCTCATCGTAATATTTTGCGGCAAAGTTGGCCTCATCCTTATCGGCCTGGTAGCTCTTTTTCTTGCCATCTTTATCCGTTCCCATCATATCTGCGGCTACTTTGTCGCTGATAAGGGATCTTTTTATCATCTTTTCAGCGTACTTGGACTTTGTTGCGGGCCGCATCGGAATGGAACCGAACTTTTCCTTTGTCATGACGACCAGTGACTTGCCGGTTGTCGGGATCTCCCACATTTTTTTCCAGATATCGGCCTTGGATTTACGCTTTATCAGCACGTCCTGTTGTTCGATCTCACCGGTGAACTTGTTGACCTTGGGCTCTCCCTTTTCGTCTTTTACGACTTCCCTGGTGATTACGCCATTTTTATCCATCTTGGGCTCAAACCCGACAAACAAAACGTCATTCATATTGCCGACAAGGTGATTGATTTCATGATACCAGTTCGCCAGCACAGAATCGGGCATTATAATACATGTCTTTTTAGATCTGCCCATTTGTTTATTATATTGAGCCAGTGCAACCGCCGCGTAGGATTTCCCAAGTCCGACGTCGAAACCCAGAATCCCCCGCCCCTCTTCAGAAAGCCGCCTGATTGCGGAGTTCTGAAAGCCATGTAGTTTTACCTGTTTCGAAAATCCTTCAAGGTGCAGGTCCGTGTCTTCATATTCATACGGAAGAAAGGCATTGAACCGCTGGTTATAAGAAGCCGTCAACTGATCCATGTCTTGATGTTGCTGCATCCAGGCATTGAAGTTTTCCGTCATGACATTGGCTTCGTTCTTGTACTGTTCGATAAGATCCTGCTTCGAAGATGTGATCTTGCCGCCGTTCAGATATTTAAGAAGCTGTTTAGGAAAGCCGGATCCGCCTATGCCGATAAATTCCCCGTCTTTTGCATTGGCATCTTCGACAAATTCACTGACAATGTTTTTTGTCCCGTCAAAAGAGTCTTCCTTCTCGACATCTTCAAAATAACCGTATTTAACATTCGGCCAACCGTTTTCACGGAGAAAATCAACAAGAAACCCTCTCGGATACCATTTATCCTGCAGGCCAAAACTGATATCCTCCGCGACGGTTATTTTCCGCTTCTTGTTAATGGCCTCAATTTGCTGCATCCACTTGTCTTTCAGGCGGTCGTCTTCCTCATCGGCCATGGCATCGGTCATTGCCTGAATATTTGTGTATATGTTGCCGGCCGTGTATCGACCAAACGGCATAAGCATCCCATCTGCGGTAATGGCAATGTTATCGACCTGTGCCAGATCCCCCAGGGAATCAAGACCCATTTTCCCGGAATAAAGCTTTTTGATATCTTCAAGCTCGATTTGGTGGATACCTTCACGAACAAAAAGATGTTCCACAATAGATTGAATGTTTGTCGGGTCAAATTCGCTTTTCTCAGTATCCTGAGTGCCGGCCAGGAAGTCGGAAAACTGCCCTTTCTCATCAACCGAATTCAGGAAAAGCCCAAACTGCCGTGAAGAGGACCCCGTCAAGCACAAATGACTATTGTTTTTCGGGTGTCCGTACTTATCAATTTCAGCGGCCATCATTTCTTGCAGGCGGGCTCTTTCGTTTTCATCCGGATTCGCCTTCAACCGGCCCAGAAGACCACCGATAATCGTACCCCTACATGCCTGTTCATGGAATTTTTCATCAGATTGACTCATGGAAAATTCAACCGCATCCTTTTGAAGCGGGGAAAGCAGGTCCGGCCACGTTTTATAGATAGCGAACAACTGTTTTGCAGTTAGCTGCAGGGCGCCTTCCGGAGAGGATAAGAGTGCCTTTAATTCTGCCATTGTGCCAGCACCATATTTATTCTCATCAATCCGGATATCATTTTTTTCGGTCTGGTGAACCCGTTGCCAATCGCCGTCAACGAATTCATACTCGATGCCGTTAATAATATTGCGGTCACCTTCCGCGTAATTCTTAACTTCAGCCTCGGCGGTTTCCAGTGCATCCCAGTCAATCCGGGAAGCGAAATGCACGGCCAGTTTTTTCTTGATCGTGATAGGATCGATGTCACCGTCAACTGTTTCCCGGCTCCACCGGTCCCCGGCCGTTTTCGGGACATACTTACCCTGAATGAACCGTTTTCCTTCACCCAGCCAGTATCGGCCGTCAATGAACTCATCCCATATGACATTGGTTTCCTGCAGGGTTTCGAATTCAAGATTGTCGATTTTTTCAAGAAGGTCCTGGGGATGTTTCTTAAACACGGCGATATCAACCACAGTATCAGTGCCCTGACCACCAAAGGACTTGGACGGCAGTTTATGGGCGCCAAGGAATTCACCCTTTTTGCTCATGGCAATTCGAAAGCGTTTCCATTTGTCGTTTTTTGCCCCGACAATGTTAATCGGCACCACCAGGCAGGCCAGCCCCCCGGGTTTAAGTTTGTCCATGGCCCTGAGAAGGAAATATCGCTCGATCCGTTTTTCAGTTTTATATGCCGGGTCATCAAAGATAGCCTTTCCCCGGGCATCCCCAAAAGGCACATTGCCAACGACCGAATCAAAAGTATTATCCTCGGTTGCCACCGCAATTTGTTCGAATGAACGGTTTTTAATCGAATCTTCGGGGTTAAACAGGGCCGCTATTTTGGATCCAACCGGATCGATGTCACCGCCGGTCATTAAAACGCCGTCTGGTTTCGTGGTGGGAAATACGCCAGCGCCGGTACACGGATCAAGGACGTTGCCGTTTTCAAAACCGTGGAGTTTAAGAACATCCCAAACGCCTTCTGCAATGGGTGTAGGCGTGTAATATTCGAACTGTGAATTCTCTGTCAAACCGCCCCGGCCGGAATATTGTTTCAAAAAGTCGACATCCTCTTCAGACAAATCTTTTAAGGAATCAGCCTTTTTCAATATTGCCTTTGCCTGTTCGTTAATCTTTTCCCGTGTTTTTACGCCCCGGACCTTCAACCCAAAATCGCTTTTGGGATCTTTGTAAGCCGTTGGCCCAACCACTCCCGGGACATCCGATAGGTTAAAGATTTTTGCAAACACCGTGGCAATCTCTTTGTAAGAGGTTGCTTCCCGGATCTGCTCTGCCGGCAACGCCGCCCGTTCCAGAATCAAATCATCTCCAAATAACGACACTTGATTACCCATATTACAATCCTTTTTAACTGGTTTGCACTTATACATTTGTATAGTGCTTAAATATCTTTAAACCGCTGGTAATACAGGTTATGCAACGGCTTTGTTTTTTATTCTTGTACCGAACCACCATGAAAAAGACGCTGATGCCAGAAATAGAATCATGTTGACTATATCGCTATAGATTGCCAATGCCTGCGGTGCTGAAATCAGCGTAACACCGGAACTGGTCAATATCGCTTCAACCGATGTTCGCAAAACATGGACTTCCCAGACCATGTAGCCGGTCATCGCCGGCCGGACCAACCCCCGAAGTACATCAACAGTCGTCAAAAGGATCTGTGAAACCCAGTTTGCACTTTTTGTGTCCGTATATGTGGCCTTATCCATTTCATAACTGGCCGATTGGATCTTATCCGCGCCTTTTTGCATGTCCATGGTCTGCTTCATGCCGGCCAGGGCCAATTCGTGCTCATGGCGTTTACTGGTAACTGCAATCTCCAGCTTTCGGACTTCAAGCGCCTGTTTGTTGGCCTGCTTTTGTTTCAGGAAATCGAAAAGGTTTGTAATGCCACTGCCAATGGCGCCCAGAATGCCGCCGCTTGCTAATGAGGAAAAAATTGAAATCATCGTTAAGAATCCTTAATGTCTTTTTCGTCCAGTAGAGTGTATGTAAAGCAATTCCCGAAGCGTTCCCGGCCAACCCGGGCCAATGACATGAGAACTTCAAATTCGTTTGAATTTTGGATCACCTGACAACCAGCCGACCACTTTTCGACATTGTTCGATTTGCCTTTTCGTGTAGCGTGATGAATGTTGATACCGAACATGCCGGTATCCGTGATGGCGTCCTTGACATCCAACCTATTATCCCGGTTCCGGTCCCTAAAAACCGTGACAGGCTTGGTCTGTACCAACGCATCATATTTGCCATGGTGTTTTCCTATTTTGTATGCAGCTCGGTATTGTCCCGGGGCAAGAATGGCGGTGCCCAGTTTCACCATGGGATTTTCCAACCAATATGTTCCCGGGTCGGTCGTTGCCGGGAAAGCTACATAACCCCACTGATCTTGAAACCGATAAAACACCGTCAGCAGATCATCAAACCGATTTGCAAAAATGTTTTTTGCCCGGATGCCTACTATATTCAGGTCATAACCGTCCGGATCGCTGTAGACGGTATAGCCCTTGTTCCTCATGGCCTTAATAATGTCTGGTACAGATGGGATTTTCATTTAGTCGCCTTTTTGCTGCCGAATAGGAACTGCAGCCCGCCGGATTCCACCAGCTTTTGTAGGACAGTGGGAACGATACACGCGATAAGTATGTAAACTTGGCTGTCCCCCCATCCAAGAAATTCATTTTTACGCAAACATTCCACGGCCCAAATCAACATTACCGTGATCGTGATAATGAAGGACAAAAGCCGCATCATTGAAAAATTGCCAACCGCATCCTGGAAAAAACCTTTTATTTTAGGCATTGTACTCCCTTTTAAACTTTTTTTCTTTAAATAAAGTTAAAACGATACATTTTTTTGATAAAAACCGCCCTGCCCACGATCCGGGCCCGGGTTATAAAGCTTGGCTGAAAAACAATTTATAGGTGTCGATATAATCAGTGGGTGACTTTAACCCTTCCTTTGCCTTGAATCCATCAAAGCCCTTTGCCTTGTAAAAGTCCATAATCGGCTTTTGGTCAACAAGATGGCGCAATGCGATAAGGCCATCTTCAAGAGTATCCTTCAATGTGGATTCTTTTTGAAATGCCTGCATGAGTTCCGCCAGGTCAACACCAGTGGCAACGGCCATTTGTTTTGGTGTGACATACTCATCCATCCCAAAAGCCGTTAAATCGGCCCATTGGTAGCCGCCCAGGTCCATATTGACGCCGTATATCTGCCCAGGATCTTTTTTGTTTCCCCTGCCCCGGGCAAACGCCGCCGCTAAAGCCTTTACCGGGCTATACCATGAACCCGCCTGTATCGTTTTCAGGTCTTTTACCGGACTGCCGTGATACAGGGGGGTCTCGCTCCCCTGCGGTGCCGGTGCTGGTGTTTCAGCCGGTATCAATTCGGCCGGCAACCTAACATTTTCGATGTCATCCCGGATTTCCATGGCGTGCTGGGCTAGGTCTTCAGGCATATCTTCAGACTTATCGAAATCCCATTCAGACCCCAGCTTTTCAAGGCGCCACATGTGTTCGACGGCATCAAGCTTTTTCCCCTGGACTCTCCCCACGCCCTGCCCTGTCTTGATATGTGTCGTTACCCATTTTCCGTCGACCTTTTGTGTCGCAAAATGACCATACCGCCAACCGGTTACCGGCCGATACGCGGGTTTATTGTCTTCACCAATTTCAAACACCTTGTATTCAGCCTTTTTCAGCTTCACGCCCTTGAAAAAGTTGTTCAGGATCGGCCGGTTTATTGCCCTTTCCTCGGCGGATGTGTTTTCTTGCTCGGGCGCCGGGCCAATCATTTTATCTTTAAAAACGGCCACGATGGAAGAGAACGTCTCCGCGTTTCTTATGACGCTCCGCCAATCCCCAGCTGATTCAGACACAAATTGCAAAGGGACTTTCACCTTTTCTTTTGGCCCGGTCATCAGTTTTTTAAAATCATCGACCGTCATGGTGGATATCGGCCCGATAAAAAGAGGGGAGTCGTATTGCTTGCCGTATGCGCTGATAACGGCCTCTTTATTCCCGAAGCCTACAAACGCCTTATCTTCGTCGAAAAATTCTTTACAGGCGCAATCCCGGGCATGCTCACCGCATTTAGGGCAATAGGCGCCCTCCCATTTCTTGACCGCTTCAATTTTATGCTGTTTCACGATGTAAACGTGTTTTGCCGTCCGGTCCGGACCCACATACACGTCAATGCCTTCATCGTCTTCACCCTTGGTTTTCCGGATATACCCATAATCAAAATACATGAAGGTTTTCCATTCATGGCCGTCCGGATACATACCGGTTCGATACGATCCTTTTTTATTTTCAATGGAAATGGGCAGGCCCTGGAATTGATACCGGTCCTGCAGTGTGAATTTTTTCTCTTTGAAAGTGACCGCGCTTTCAAGAACGCTGCCACCTTCGGCCATTTCATCAGGATTAAACCCGATTAAATCGTAAGAAAGGACCATTTCCCCTTCTTTTCCCGCGTACATCTGCAACACACGGTTGATGTCAACAGGGGATTCAGTACCCATCTGCATACAAACACCGGTCATGCCGAAACCGTGTTTGTCAAAAAGGCTCGAAATACAATAATGGATGTCACTGGACCCATAATCTTCAATGGTGATTTTCCCCGGTTCATCCCATTGTGTCGGGGCAACTGTTATCACCCCAGGGCCTGCCAGGGTTTTTAACTCAAACTGGTACGAAAAGCCGTCTGTAAATTCAGATTCCATTATTCGTCCCCTATTATCTTTTGGATATCAGCCCTGGCCGATTTGAATATTTCTTTTACGGATTTTTCTCTAAATCGATACAAAGAGTCCACGCTTAAATTCTCGAAGTCCGTTCTATCTTCTATTAAAACGGTTCCGTGTTCCCCCCGCCGCACTTTAGCCATGATGGATTTGCCGCCCTTGGAATATTCATAATTCTCGGTATCATACGAATACGGGGAAAGACTGAACGCTTTGCCCTTCAACCATTTGATAAATTCATCAGCCCCGGCAGTAAATTCAGCCAAATCTTTTGGCATTTTATCCACGTCCAAGACGGTGATATCTGGGATTGTTTTGTATCTGTCATCGATCTTGAGTGTATGGGGGATGATATTGTTTTTAATACAATATTCCAAATTAGAGTCAGTTGGCCTGCCTACCCTTGGGGATATAGACAGCTGCCACAAGTACATATATAAAAATTGCTGCGCTATTTTCTTGGTAACCGTGGCAGCCAGTATATAATCATCCTTAAACATCACCCTGAACCGGCTCAACGTTCCTTCAAACCGATAATACGACCCCTCGATTATTTTATCTATGTTCTTACTTTTTTTATCCAGTGCCGCATAAAACTTTTTACCGACCGCAACCGCGTCAATATTTTCTTGACGTTTCGTTACCATCAGGTCAACCGCTTCTTTCTCGACGCTGGTCATCGGACTACGAACCACCCCTAAAATGTATTGGAACATTTCCGGGTCCTGGTCATAAAGCATTGCCATTTTTTTAGGGTCTGCAAACATCTGGAACCCCATGCTACCCACTTCGGTTATTCCGCCCGGGTAATATTTACCGACATACGGATCAAAGAAATGATCAACAAACGCCTTTTCGTTCGACTTATACCCCCGGTTCCCGGTTAACGACCGGAGCGACGCCATTTTTTGACGACCGCCTGTTTTTTTATCTATAAAACGGTTATTAGCCGCCTTAACAACTGGCTGGTTTTCAAGTAGATGGGCCATTTCATGGAAGATGGTCCGCTTATCGGACTTTGCGCTTAAATGGACCTGGTTACTTTCGACCATTGCAAATGACCGCTTTTTCCTGGTTGTTTTAAACTCGATTGTCCCAACCCGGCCGCCGCACAACCGATAAAATTCAGCCGTATCATCCTTAAATTGTGCCTCACCATAACCCGACTTTTTGAGCCTGCTTTTCAAGGCCGGAGCGATCACTTGCTTTCCGGCCCAGTCCTGCGCGTCTTTTTCAGATATGGGGGATGATTCTAAGGCCACGGATACCGTTTTAGCATAAAACGCCTGTAATGCTGCATCCATTTCCTTGTTATCGGTTTCTTGTTGCACATGTTCACTATTCCCAACGTATTTACTATGTAGGCCTATTTCGTGTGCCTGTACTTTATTAGCAAATTCGTTCCATGCACGGGTCGCCGCTCGGAGTTTTTCGTTAAGGGCCGCTATTTTTTTATTAAACTCGATTCTATCTATCCGGCCATCCTGAAATTCGGTGCCGGCATCCGCCCGGGGCGCCACATCCTCGCTGTGTACCTTGTAGAATTTCGCCCGTTCTCGGTCCCACCCTGCATCCCGGCGGTATTCTGCGATAGCCGCATTCAGTTTTCCGTAATTTTTATTAACTAATTCCCCTTGTTCCTTTATCTTGTCGCTGGTCTGTTTATCCGCCGCCTTAATCGTGTCGACAAGACTTAAAACATCCCCTGGCAGTGCCCCGGCTTCGGTGTAATGCTGGTAAGCGATAGTCCCAATATCCGATTCTATACCGTTTTTTTCACCCTTGGGGTAAAGGGCTTTTGCCCTGTGCTTGAAGTCGTCAATATCGACGCCCATATTTTCAAACGTATCCGGCATTGGCATTGCCCGGAACAAGCTTTCCCCTTGCAAGGCCCTATCAAGGGGGTCTGTGCTTTGTTCCGCCCGCTTTAGCCCCCGGATAGCCCTCAAACCGGCATCGGCGGAAAGTTGCCACATATTTTCATTGATTTCAAAACGCTGGCAGATAATCCTTCGGATATCCGGGAAACCTTTTGCTTTTTCCACTCTATTTCGGGGGGAAATCGTTTTGAGTTTAAGCGGCATTTACACCAATTCCTATTCTTTTCCGACAAGTTCGTTTTTCAAAATATCGTTTCAACCATTTGCCGGTTGAGCTTTCAGACTTTTGTTTTTTATAACCGGCTTTGGCTTTCACGTTTTCCACATTTATATTATTTTGACATACTGGAAATAAGCCACATGCCGGGCAGTCGTATCCAGGGTAAATTCGAACAACAATGTAGCTTTTATCCCTTTCAATTCGCCCAATGTCGGATATTTGAAATACACCAGCACAGTGTTCTTGTCGATTAGCGGTAACATATCGCTATCAATAATTTCGCTCGTGATCTCAGTAGCTTCAGACAAATCCGACGCCGGATTGACAGCACCGGCATAAGCCTTTAGATCAACATGGCTAAGATTCGATCCCGGCGGCAAGTGATTGCCAAAATCGAACGAGAACGGCCCCCAATTATCGGAAAAATACCGTAACTCGATTATGTCCTGCGGAAAATCAGCCATCACGTCACCTTATGAAATCGCTACAGGGTCTTTGAGGTTTGCGGTGAAGGCGCCAATATTAACCTTATCACCAATTTCAACGATTTTGCTGTTGGTGGTCGTGACATACAGCAATTCGGTTTCGTCACAAAGAGCCAGATGCGTAATTGTCCCGTCTGTATCAACATCGACCAGCGCCTTCCCTGCGACTGTCAATATCCTACCGCTGGTATCATTCGCCTTGCTGAAATCCTCGGCGGCTAATACGACATCGGCAATAGCATATGTGCCTACCGCTTCTACGCGATTAGCCGGTTGCTGCGAACAGGCGATCAAAAGGTTTGCCTCTGACATTTTGTCCAAAGATGCGTCTATAACTGAATCTGATGCCCAACGTCCCATAATTGACACTCCTTAAAGTTGTTTACTTCCTAATTTTACGACAAAAATTGATTAAATTACCTACTCTATTAAAATTTTCAGTATTAGCCGTGAACACAAAAATGCCTGGCGCTGTAGCCGTATGCTGAAAAATACTATTTTTTATTGAAACAAAAGCATAAACCCCTTGCTGTGCAACAAATGCATTGAGCGGATATGACCAAAATATGATATTGCTGCCCTTGCCTTCAAAATTAAAACAACTATTGCCGGGGAAAATCGGCTTGAGCGCGGACAATGCGCTTGAGCCCGAAAGCATGTTAAAAACTGACGAATCCGGGTAAATAAGTGCCATTTTTGCCACTTCGCCGGCACTCAAACCCATTTCCAAAACCGACAACCCGGGCACGATATTGCATAAAGCCGTTACGCGCGAAGTATCGCCCAAGAAATCAATACAAGAACCCCCGCCCACAAGCTCCACAAGCTTACTGAGAGTGCTTTCCTCGGATGCAAAGGCAAAGTGCCCATCTCCCGCTAAAAGATTCCCCACGAACGTTAAGGGCGATACACTGCCCTGGAGATTAAATATATTAGGGGCACCTATTAAAGCGACCTGTTTTGTCAACATACTGTGACTGGCAAAAAAATCGAATTTGTTGGCTCCGCCTGTCACGTTGCACAATAAGGTAAGTACGCTTCCACTGATCTCATTTTGAAACAAGCTTGCGCCACCCGTTATGGAACGGATACGCACCAACCCGCTCGGCCCAGCATACAGGCCGAATACACTCGCATCCCCCGCCAAAGCTACCAGTTTCGTGAGTGCGCTTACACCTGCTTGGAAATCAAACTGACTTGAACCCCCCGTCAAAGTTACCAGCTTCGTCAAAGCGCTCATACCTGTTTGGAAATCAAACCGGTTCGAGCTGCCCGCAAGGTCCACCAACTTCGTGAGTGATCCCGTGCCGGCTTGCAGACCAAACTGGCTTGGATCGCCCACCATGTCCACCAACTTCGTGAGCACGCCTATGCCTGCTTGAAAATCAAACTGGATCGAACTGCCCGCCAGGTCCACCAGTTTTGTCAAAACGCTTATGCCGGCTTGGAAATCAAACTGGCTGGGATCGCCTACCATGTCCACCAGCTTTATGAGGGCGCTTATATCGGTTTGCAAATCAAATTGACTTGGATATCCCGTCAAATCTACCAGCTTTGTTAAAGCACTCATGCCTGTTTGGAGATCAAACCGGCATGCAGATCCCGCCAAGTCCACCAGCTTTGTTAAATCGCTCACACCTGTTTGAAAACCAATCTGACTTGCGCCGCCCACCAAGCTTACCAGCTTAGTCAAATCGCTCGTATCGGTTTGAAAGCTAAACTGGTTTGCGCCACCTGCCAGGCCTACCAGTTTCGTCAAAACGCTCGTATCGGCTTGCAGATCAAGCTGACTTGCGGCCCCCGTGAGGTCTACCAGTTTCGTCAAAGCGCTTATGTCTGCTTGAAAATCAAACTGGGAATTCTCGATTATCAAGCCTGTAACCTTACTGATATCACTCAAACTTGTGCAAAAATCCAAACAGCTACCAGAACCCTCAATATCAACCTGACGGCCATAGAATGTAACCTCCTGATTCTGCCATATGGTGGATGCGGTATCTTTAAATGTGACTGTCATGGAGCCTCTTTACGTTGGCTAATTAGGTAGGCCAGGTTATCGCAGTCAATGTAGCAACATCAGGCGCGACCTCAACCTGATAACGCAAACCTGCGCGAATGTAATAATTAGCTCTGAACGCAAGAGCTTGTTGTTTAGCGATCTCCTTAGCATCAACCAGGGAAATCCCGAAATGCGGCACATTGTAATAATCAATGACGTCAATGGTAGTCTCTCCGGCCAACTCAGCCAACGTAATACCGTCATTCAGGAGCCGCCCACTGTCTTTTTTGCCATCCATTTGAAATGTGATTCCGTTGACCTCAATGGGTACCGGCTGCGCAGCCGCCGTATAAAAGGCGGTTTTAATTTCATTTGCTTTCTTCGCCAAAACAATTTCCATAGGGTCAGGGCCTAAAACCCCCACGGTGACACCTTGATCTTCATACTCGGGAGTCCATGAATACCCGGGATTTGCCGATTCATCGGCAACAAGATAATCTGTGCCTTCGCCATGCAGATTGCACGTTTCAGTTGCTCTACAGACTATTTCGTTGTCCTGGTTTACTCTGATAAATGCTTTCATAATATTTTTATCCTATAGCAACGTAAATGTATGTTCTGCCGGAGTAGTTGGGGTCACCAGGGTTGCCAATATCATCCACTGTAAAGCCATCAGCATCCAAAGAAATGATACAGTCGTCTAACATTTGAGTTAAAGGAACTTCCAGGGCATCAATTTCTCCTTTAATCACCATACAATAATCAGTTATTTCTTGATCGGTGCGGATGAAGTAAGCGCCGTCAGCTGAGCTCGTTGTTCGGTATCTAATGGCCACGTATCTTGGAGTAAACCCAACCCCCGTGATGGCTTGACTGGTAGACCCATTACCCGTGTACTGACCTGTTTTAAACTTAGCGCCCCCACCAATACCAGCCAAAAGGGCATTTACCTCTGATTCCGTATAGTACCTGCTATCATGGACGTGGGTTGTAGCTGACTTACCGTCCAAGGCCGTTTGGAGGCCGGTAATAACTGCGATTGCATGGTTCGCCGGGTGAGAATAAAGGTTAGCGCCGGTTGCAATGCCCGTAAGCTTGGTCCGTTCAGTATCCGTAAAAAACCGATTACTGGCATCTTGTACGATAACGCTTGCTGGGTGAGTTGCAGGATGCTCGTAATAATTGGCGTTACTGGGGGCATGGAGTATCTTTGAATGATCGTACCCAAGTTTACCAAGATCCCCACGGTAAGCGGTCGATAAAGTCTCTCCCAAAGCTAAATCGCTTTTAGCTGTCCACGCTGCCTTTTCTGCATCTGTTACAAATCGGTTCGTTATGTCTTGAACAATGATTGACGGCGGATGGGTTGCCGGGTGAGAATAGTTATTTGCACTGGTCGCAATCCCGTCAAGCTTGGTATCGGCCGCCGAATCTAACGCCGCCAAGCCGTCACCAGCGTCAATGGTATTAACCTGGGCGCCTGTCGGTGCGTGTGCAACCTGGGAATGGTCATATCCCGTCTTGCCCCTATCACCTCGATATGCTGTAACTGACGTTTCGCCCAGGGCTAAATTGCTCTTGTCATTCCAGGTTGTTTTTTCCGTATCCGTTGCAAACCTGTGAGTTGAATCCTGGGTTATGATTGATCCAGGGTGATTTGCTGGGTGTGTGTAAAGATTGGCACTGGTCGCTATGCCATCAAGCTTTGTGCCATCTGCGGTAAGGTCTCGACTATCAACGGTGCCTGATAGCGTTACATCCCCTTCCACTTCCAGACTGCCATACATTTTACCACCAACGCGGGGCATCTGAAGCTCTGACCACATTGCCGAATTATAGTTATAGCCCCACAAGTGGCAGATGCGAACTGACGTTGTGTTTGGGTCGGTCAACGTGTATCGGACTTTGGTTGTGCCTATGCTGGAATTCCCTGGAATCTGTGCGAAGATATCTTCTGAAGAATTGGTTATAGTGTCCACCACCGTGACCCAGCCACCTTCACTGAAGGCTTCTATTTTTACACCGTTGGTCCTCCAACTGGTGCTGCCGAAGCCGATACCTATATAAGCACTATATGTTAATTTCCTTGGTAACGTAAACTCAATGACAACCGGGAAGGTGGTTGAAGCCACTGCCATAGAAAGAAAAGTAGACAACCCATCAAACATATAATCAATTGTATTGTCACCGGGGGAAATATTCGTGAAAATAAATTCACCGCCCCTATGTCGAAGGTTGCCGAAATCATTGGTAAGAGATGCACTTATTAGCGCCCGACCTTCAGCATGGTGGCCAGCGACGTAATCCTCCGACTTTTTAAGGAAATCACCCCCGTTAACTCCATCCAACTTTTCCGAATCAGCGGCCTTTGCCGATATCCCTAAATATTTGCTATCATGGTTGTGAGACGTAGCAGACTTCCCGTCTAGGGCTGTTTGTAACCCGGATGTGTCTCCAATAGCATGACCGTGTCCCGTGTCAGATTTGCCATCCAGGGCACCTTGCAGCCCGGTTACCTCCGCGATAGTATGGGCGGTAGGGTGGACATACTTATTAGCGCCCGTCGCTATCCCTGTAAGCTTTGTTCGCTCAGTGTCAGTAAAGAATCGGTTGGCCGCATCCTGCACGATAATACCGGCCGGATGGGTTACAGGGTGAGCATATTTGTTAGCCCCCGTTTCAATCCCCTCAAGCTTTGTATCGGCCGTGGCGTCCAAAGCGGCCAAACCGCCACCGGCATCGATTGTGTTAACCTGGGCGCCCGCCGCAATCCCCGTAAGCTTTGTCTGTTCAGCGTCCGTGTAATCGTTTGTAGACAAGCCTTTGCCAGCGACTTTATCAACCTTTGTCCCGATCTGGGTAGCAACAGTGGTTGCAAAATTTGGATCATCGTCCAGTGCCGCGGCCAGCTCGTTTAGAGTGTCCAGGGTCTCCGGTGCGGATTCGACAAGGGCTGCAATCTTCTGGTCTGTTTCGGCTTCGGTGTAATATCGGCCATCATGGATATGACCATCATCAGATTTTCCATCCAAAGCCGTTTGAAGGCCTGTCACTTCTGTAATCACATGGGCAGCCGGATGGACGTATTTATTGGCCCCCACCTCAATACCACCAAGCTTGGTGAAATCGGCAGATGCACAAAGCTGTGCATGCTTCTTTGTGATAGCATCGCCTATATTGGCATTGGTCTGGCTATAGGTGTCGATAAGGGCTTTGTTGGCATGCTCATGCTTTTTCAACACGGCATCGACAATATCCGCGTCAACGTGTCGTATCCAGCGTTTGGGCCCAGTTTCACCAAAGGGCAATAGAACGTCTTGTGACGACTCCGCTTGCCCCGAATCCGCATCCAGTACATAAGTTTCAAACTGAGAAGACGTGCCGACCAGGCAAACATCCCCGTCTATCAGGATGGTTACCGGATCAACATGTACTTTCTGAATGGAATCAGCATCGGTGGAGTTTATGGACGCCGCGGCAAAAAATCGTTTCATTCTTTTTTCTCTTCATATTTTTCGATGTACTGAATGACAGGTTCTTTTACGGGCTCGATGTCCTGTATTTCGTCAACGATTTCCTGCAAAATGACCAAGAAACGCTCAGGCTTTTCGGTATTATACTTGCCGGCGATAAGGGCCGTCAGTTTTTCGTTTTTGACTTCGGGTTTTTTGTCAATTTCAGCTTCCAGCTGTGCAAGCAATTGGCCTATTTCTTTCCGGATACGGTTTTTTTCCTTGAAAGTAAGCCCTTCGGCCCCTTCAAGCTGTGCTGTTTGCTGTCCGATCTGTTTCCGGATCTTGTTCCGTTCTTTAAATGATAACGCCATTCTCATACTCCTTTTATCCCGGGTAAGGTGCCCGGGAATAATCCACGGGCACCTTTTAAGGTTCTTTTATGCGGCCTGCGCTTTCTTTTTGGTTAGCTCAGTTGCGTAAGAATCAACTTTTTCCATCAGGTCCATATACTTACCTTCGTCAAGGTCGAAGATCGGCTCAATGAGGTCTGACAGCTCGTCCATGGGGATGTCATCATATGCGCCGGACAGAAGATCATCCGCTATTTGCAAAGTGCCTTCGTCCAGGTCCGGGCCGGGTTCAGGTTCAGGATCCGGTTTATTTATGTCTTTATTCATAGCGACCATGGCCATAAATAAAACCTGCGCCCAGTGGTTGTACTTGTCTTGTTCTGGCTCAGACATGGCCCGGTAGGAATCGGATTCAGTGTAATTTTTCAATATCCCGCTGGCATCCTTGACTTCATCCGCCGTGAATTCATCCACGATTTGGTACGAAGCTTCCGAATAATCAGCTTCACCCATGTTACCGGCATCGAAAGCGTTTAAAATTGACACCATTTTTTCAGGGATATCGGGGGGATCGATCTTGGTATCAGGCCCGGGGTCGGTCCCCGTGCCGATTTCGGGCTTACAACCGGAAATGGTAAGTATCACATACTCATCAACCGTTTCCCGAGAAGTCTGTACACCAGGGAATTGCGCTGTAAGCTTTTTGGCTATTTTACCTACATATTCGATGTCGCCTTTTCCCGGTGTCTCGTTGCCGACATCACCACTTTGCCTGGTGGAATACGCTATTTCACCGTTTTCAGGGTCCTCGGTGTCAAGGTCAAGGCTGGTATTTGTCCGCATCCATGCCTTGACATCATCAATCGTCGGAGCATTGGCTTTGTCGCTATTTATGGTCACCGAATCCATGTCGTGAGTGAATGTAGCATTCACTTTTTCGGGATTTGTCGTTGTCAACCCTAAAAGCAACGGCTCATCAACCATATTACTTGGCATTTTTCCGTAAAGCTCATACATAAGGTCTACGAGATTTGTGCCATATTCCCGGCTGTGTAGCTTGTACTGTCCAGCCGGAAGCGACATCACCATTTCCCTGACGGCCTGATTGCCTTCGGAAGTGTTCAGATCGGCGTCATACCAAAGGTCAGCCTTTTTGTTCTGATCCTTTTCTTCCTTTATTTTGGCAATGAGTTGCTTCAGATTTTTGGTTTCAGTCTCGACTTCGGCCGGTGACGCTTTGTCATACCCCTGATCAATCAAATTTTTTGAGAACATGTTTGCCCAGCTGCTTTCCGGCCGCCCGATATTGGTTTTTCTGACTTCGCCCATGGGTCCCCGATAACCGATCTCCGCAAGCTTCAGGTATCCGGTATAGGCATTGGTGACAAAAACCATTTCAGAATCAATAATCAGGTCACCGCCCTCTTTTATGTACTGAGTGAAATAGATCCGCTTGCCGCCGTCACCATCCATGGAGTCGGTATCATGGGTTTCAATGGATAAATCCATCCAGGCCCCGTTTTTCAGCTTCACATGAAAGTCGTTTTTCATGGCCCGGGCTTCCAGCTTCAGCTTATGCAGGATTCTGGCCGCCCGCTTTGCCGGGTTTCCCTTCTGCTCTTTTGCCGGCAGGATTGAGACCGTTTCTTTTTCGGGCTCGGGTTCGGTGCCCGTTTTGCCGACCATGGCACCGTATATAGCAAGTACCTTTTTGAGTTCCCCGTATGTCTTGATTTTTTCCATACGCGCATGGAAAGACCGGATATAATCTTCATCTGAATCTTCCCGGGCCTCTTGTTTGTCGGCATATTGCGGATATTCTGCCCGGAACCAGGCCTTTGCAAGTGCCAAGGTTTCCGCCTTATTTCGAAATTCAGCGACATAGGCGTCCATCTTGCGGTTCTCTTCAATCATCCAATCCGCCCGGTCCCCCTTGGGATCGACGGCGGTATAGAAACGGCCATGGGCAAAGTCACCCTGCCACTCTTCATGCCCGACAATGGGCCGGGGGGCATTAAAAATCAGACTGCCGACAGGTGCCTCGGTGGGACGGTCACCAAGGATGAGAATGCCTTTTATTTTATCGGCATTTGATTCGGTTTCCGACACATCATCTTCACCGTTAGCGACACGTTTTTCAATTTCCTGAAGCACCGCATCTTGTTTGTCCCGGGATTCAGTGCTTTTGTAAAGCGTCCGAAGTTCCGCCAAGGATAAACCGCCAAGATTTTCAGTACGTTTTTTTATTTCACCCCTTATGACCTCACGCCTTGCCTCTGTTTTTGCGGAGGTAAAGAGTTCTTTTAGATCATCCCATTTAATATCATCGATGTTTTCAATTTCAGGTTCCGTAGCTTTTCCGGATTTATACAAATCCTTGACATAGCTGTCCCACTGGTCCTGCGTCAGATTGCCCGACTGAAAATACTCCCATGTTCGGCCGGCATCTTCCGTATCCTGAAAGCGAAGGCCCGGGACATGCTCTGCGCCCAATGCCTGTAGCCGTTTCGTTTCATCAATCGCGTCATTTCTCACTTTTTCTTCGGCCCGTTTCTTTTTTAAAGCCTCAAGAGAGTTTTCAAGGTCGGCATTGTCCTCTTTGAGCTTTTCAATACGGGCCTGCAGGACACCAATATCCTCATCAGCGGTTTCGGCCTGCGCCTTAACTTCGGTGATCGTGGCCAGGGTCTCTTGTTTCTGCTTTTCCTGCGTATCAATAGCCGTGGTCGTTTCGGCCAGTTCCGTTTTTTGTGCCTTGATTTCAGACTGTTTTTTCTGGAATATCTCGGAGTTTTTGGCCGTGATCTGCATTATCCGCTTACTGATCTTTTCCAGGCTTACATTCTGGCCCTTTTCCGGTGATACCGCGTGTGTGATATCCCTTTTGTTCAGCAACCAGCGAAAAGCGATAATCGCGTCATCAGCCAGGATCTTGCGCTCATCACCGCCGGGGCTATGAAAAACAATACTGAGGACCTGCCCATCAGTGAAAGGAATTTGCACCGTGACAGTCGCAAACATACCCGACTTTCGGGGCTTTCCGATCATGGCCGGTTCCGCCGTAATCTCTTTTTTGGCGTTTTTATTCAGAACCCGTACCAGGGCTTTCATTTTTGAAGCGGTCTGTGAGAATTTCTTAACCCGAATCGATTCAAGAATCATTTCCAGTTCGCCCGGGTTGTATTCGTCATCGATGTCCTGAAAAGAAGCGGTTTCAAACAACAGGCTTTCTTGATCCGGATCCGCCGTTAAATCATAATAAGCGGCATCCAGTTCTTTTTGAGAGAACCCACGGGCGAACAGATCCAGCCCCAGGGTAACTTTTGTGCCATCGGCATAGGGATTATTCATTATGCTGCCTCCAACAGTTGATTGTATTCGGTTTGCAGGGCCTCGTTACGGTCCTGTTCGGTTTTAAGTTCGGCTTTCAAGGCTTCAAGGTTTGACGTCTTTGTGTCGGCAACGCCTTTTTGTTCCGTCAATTCCTGCCCCAGTTCGGTGGCCTCCGCCTTTAAATCTTCCAATAAAGATTTCTTGAAAGAAAGTTGTTTGGCTACACTCGCGCTAACCCGCTTCGGTTTGGGGCCCACCGCCTTATTTAATCGCTTGGCCTTCTGTTTTGTGTAGGCGGGCTCGTTTTTCTTGACAAAATTCGCCATTTCCTTGACGGCTTTTTTGAAATTCTGGGGAACGTGCAAGTCTTCAGAGTTTTTCACCGGAATAACCTTACCGTTAAGCCGGACCTGAAAAATAGTACCGTTCGCCTTGATCTTCAGGACCATTTTTTGACCGCTCTCAAAAGTAAAGGTGGCCGTCTTGACCTGGAACCCGTCCTCACGCTTTGGCATGTTGGGCGCCTTCACATCGACAACGGGCAGCTTGTGTTTCTTTTCAAGCTCATCCGTCAAGGGTTTCAGGCCCTTGGGGTTAAAATTTACAAAACCGATTGTTTTCATAAAAACGTCCTTTCATGCACATTGATTTTAGGTCCAGATGATCGCCGCCACCGCTTCGACCGTGGTCGCGGCATTTATTTGTTGTTTCAGTACCCATGATCTTTGGTATTGAGTGTTTACGTGGTTCAGCATGGCGCCCGCCATGCCCAACAATTCAACCGCAGTTAATTCGATATCCTGATTATCCGCTGTCCGCCAGGTAATGACGATGCCTGTCTCCGGATCGGCCGCGAACAATCCCGCTTGAAACCCGGAAATCGAACCGGTCAAGTTGTTTCGGCTGGTTTCGTCAGAATCCCAGATATAGCCATTCCACTCGACGCCCCCATCCACCACTTTAAGACGGGCTATGTTGATCCTTTGGTATGCCGCACTCTTGGTATCTTCCAGGCTTTCAACCGGAGCCGGAATAAGCGTACACGCACCCTTCGACTGGTAATAATTACCGGATATATATTTTTTCCAATCGCCGGTAGTGATAGCTTCGGCATTATCCGGGATCATGCATCCGGGCGCATTGAGTTCCCCATGGACTTCCGTGCTGTAAAAAGCCACCGGAACCCCATTGTCGTTGAATGTAGCGTGTTTTTGTCCCATCAAACCCTCTCTTTTTTAATAACCAATTGCAAACCAACGCATTATCACGTTGGTGGTTGCCATATTAAAAAGCGTCATTTGAGTTTTGGTCAAATTATAAACAGCCCCACCGAAAAACGTCTCGATACCAACCTTTGCCCCTTGTACCGTAAAGCCCTGTAAACAAGCATTAAGAAAGGCGATTGGGAAAGTTACTTCCTCATCAGTACTGTAATGGACATAATCTTTTACACCCCATTGGAGAATAAGTCCGCTGGGAAATTTCTGGTAGCCATTAGATGCAAGGCTGCATACCCCGGCGGCATCATCCCAGAATTCGCTTGCATGTTTTCCGTCCAGCAAATCAGCATCCAGGCCGGTACCAGGGCCATCAACGGTTTTGATTTGTGTAAGAATCGCAGCCGCTCCAAGTTGCGCAGCCGTCACAGCATGCGGGTTATTCGTTAAAGCGCGATGGTCATAAGCTACCTTGCCTCTATCGCCCCTGTAGGCCATAGCGGAAGTCTCCCCCAACGCAAGGTGGGTTAAAGCAGCATGGGCAATGTCCGCATTGGCCCTGAGCGTAGCTTCCGAATCAATATTTTCTTGGAGCGTACTGTCAGCGGATTGCCGTGTGGAAGCTTCTGCACTATCGGCATTACCCCTGAGCGTAGCTTCCGCGTCCACTTCGGCCAGACGTGCAATATCCGCCGCAACAGCAGGCGCATTGACCTGCGCCCGGCCGTTTGTATCCCTGAGAACAAGGCGACTGGCTGTGGCCGCGCTGGTTGCGCTATGCGGGTCTGTCAGGGCAGCATGATCGTTAAGATTCTGTACCGTAGCGGTAACAATCGTCTGGTCGACCTGTACGGTCAATGTAGTCGCACTTCCTATAGCAATTCCCAGGTTATAAGCATGCTCATAGGCCGGGACCTCAGTTGTGGCCGGTATCCAGTCGGATAGATCCCCGGAATAAGCCGCCGAAAATAGAATTTCTCCATTGTCCGGATCTTGAGCAAATAACCCCAATTCACGGCCATAAAAACCGGTAGACAGCAGGTCGGCATACATCATAATAGAGGCTAAATTGGCCTTTCCGCCGCCTATCGCCGTCAGGGTTTGGATGCCCATGGTGACCTTTTCACTTAAAAGGCCGGTCATGGCCGAATTGTCCGCGCCGGCATCAGGCCATGTCCCATCCCCTATAGCCAAACGATTGAACTGAAGCGTTCCGCCTGCCTGGACCTTTGACAGCAGGTCCGCGCCGGCATCGGTTATAAAAAAATTGCCAAACTGTGACATTGTTACTCCTTAATAAACAAAAGCATCCATTTCTATTTCAGTTGTGACGCCTTCAACCACAAACCCGCCAAAATAAATCGGCAAATTTAATTCCTCCGACGTTAATTCAGCCCCATCATAAACAATATGGGTTGGTAAAAAACGCTCAAGCTCTTCCTTGACCGCCGCCAGGAAATCGGCAAAAGATAAATTTTGCTGATTCAAAGATTTGGATGCCAGTTGAATCTTGCCGTGAGAAGTTAAAAAATAATCGGCCACATCCAGCCCGGCGAACTCTATCTCTTCGAGCTTTTTAAAAGCGGTACCGTACTCGGCGGTTTTTTCGTGATAAAGCGGCACCCATTCGATATCCAGGCCTAAAAACTTACGCCTCAAAGTCATATGAGCAAGGTTTTTAGTCTCTTTCCCCTGTAATTCCAGCCGTCGCCACACAATTTGAATAGGCCTGTCGACGCTTTCCCCGATATCCGCCCGGAAATAATCCCCCAGCTCGGTCATGATCGTTTCAAGATCATCGCCCCATGCCGTGTAAATTGACCTCAGATCAAGTAACCGCTGTGCATAAGGGTCAAAATACGTTTCCCAAAACGTTTGACACGCTTCCGCAAGTTCCGACCATCTTGAGGTATCCCCTTTAGCCGGGACCAATCGTTTTTTTAACCAGTCAATCATAAATACCCGATTGTAAAAGTTGAAGTGCCCAGATCAATACAAACCATTTCCTTGAGAAGATCCGCCGTCGTGTCCCCGGCCGCCGTGACTTCAAAATACTCCCCAACGCCAGTAAAATAGCCGGTACCCTCGATCAATGCGTAAATCTCTCTTAGCAGAACCAAGTCTTTTCGGTTTGCGGAGTCCTTGTCGTAATTGGTTGCAAGAATTTCAGTAATAGCGGTTTCGACATCGGCCGTATTGCGTGATTTGCCGACTTTTGCGGTGACCGATACGGTGAACGTTACAAAAGAAGGGGCAACCCATTCAAATTTGCGATTAAGCTTTTCAACCGCGCCTTCCAGCAGATCAATGACGGTGCCCTCGATAGCGGCCCCGCCCGCCTGGTACGCTGAAACGAAAATGGTGTTGATAAAAGCCAGACTTGCCGCGCCCGCTTCGGCTTCGGCTTCTTTTTCACCCCAAACATTCATCCATATAATATCGGACACACTTCGTTTCACAAAATAGATGTAATCGTTATCCCAAACCAGTTGATCATTATAGATGGGCCAATATTGAAGGTTTCTCCGGATGCTTTCGGTATCTTCCATATCAGTGCCGCCAGTCAGGGCAGTAGTGCTCATGACGGCCAAGTCAACCGCGTCCCCGGCAACGTCCAGGACCTCACCGACAATAGTAAGCGCCTGATTTTCCGCAAGGTAGGTATCGCCATTGGTGAGCCATAATTCTACCCGGACCACACTATCAAGGGCCGGGACCTGTCCGAATATGCCGTTACCAAATCGGATGCCGACTTGATCCGTATGTGAATAGAATTCATCGTAAAATTTTGAGTCTGAATAAGCGTTTCGGAATTTACTATCCAGCGTCCATTCCACGTCATCCACATACACGGTCATGCTGTGAATGGTGCCGGACAGCACCTTATCGAAGAGGATCTCGTAAAAGGCTTTTTCCTCATCAACGGCATACAGAAGGATCATTTTTTCAAACTGCTTAAATTCGACTGCAGCGGTACTGCCCGCAGCCAAGGCGACAACCTCGTTTAAAATGTAATCCTCCTGTGTGGATGACAGGAAAGCTTGGTAAAGATCCAGCGACACCGCCGCCGCTCCGTTATTTGTGATGCTGCATGTCCCCGTGGCCGGGGTTGCTTTCAAAGGGATGTAGTTTTCATCCTCAACGTGGGCCAGAATGCTTGACCGGTTCATAGCTGTGGATCTGAAAAACTCCTGAAAGGCCCTTTCAATAGCCCACAATGCTTGCCGAAGCGCCCAGGACATAAAAATAGCAAGATGTTCGACAAATTGAGATGCAGCCAGCTGGCCCCATGTCCCTTTTGTGCCGATTATTTCCTTAAACTTGGCTATTGCCTCGGTTTTACTGATCATAATATCACCGTCTCTTCAAGAGTCTCGGTACCATACGCAATGGTAACCTTGGCCATGTCGATATCAGGAAATTCGACGCTCACTTTTCGAATATCAATATCCTCGACATCTTTGATAAGTTTCTCAAAAATGGTCATTTCAGCAAATACCTGAAGATCCACACCGGTCGGCTCGTGTTTAAGCGTAAAAAGCGTATTGCCCCAGTCCGGCAGGTCCGCGACGCTGCCCTCCGGAGTGCCCAACCATTCAAGAATCCGCTGGGCCATGGCCGCGCCGTCATCGTGGGTACTTACCCCCTCGCTTGGGGATGACACCATCAACCAGTTATATTCTTTAAGTTCGCTCATAATCGGTCATGCGCCATTAGCGTCAAAACGGTATCGTCATACTCAGTTGGAATATTATGCGGTAAAGATTTCTTTTTTTCTTTTTCTCTTTCCGCGTTTTTTATCACAATAACCGGTTGTTGTTGCTTCGCCGCCGCCGGTTGAGACTGCGTAGCCGGTGCTTTTGACACGGCCGGGGCCTTAATCGGCGACACGGGTAACACTGTCTTACCAATTTTACCGGGAACCGTACTGCTTTTTTTGCCTGATACTGTCCCTGCTTGTAATGTTTTCTTTTTGCCTTTATTTAAAGATTTGTTTTTCTTGGCCGCCCGGATCTGTTCAATCTCGGCCCGGGTATCCGGTCCATGAGGCGTTACAGTCTCATCTGCCTCACCGTTTTTCAGATCACGCGCCACGAGTCCGGCATCAATAGCCACAGATGCCGCCGTTCCAAGTCCCGGGACCATGCTGGCCGCTCCTGAACTTAATTCACCAAGGGCACCGGCCATGTCCCCTTTCATCAGACGTTGTATGGCAAACCCACCGCCCGCCAAAAGACCCAAGACAGGGATTTTTTTCAATAACGACTTGCCGCCAGCCTTACCCAGCCCCTTCAAGGCCCCCTTGCCCCCGACTTTCCCAAGCGCTTTGCCCCCCAGCCCCTTCACTGCGCCCATGGCTTTTTTGCCACCGCCAAGGACCTTGCTCAGGATGCCGCCGCCCTTTGTAGCCACCCCGCCGGCAGCCCCCAGCCCCAGCAGGCCTTTTATTTTTCCGGAGATACCCTTGCCGCCCTTCAAATTACCTAGAAGGCCGCCGTCCCCGTCGGCATCGATTCCCTTGACCGCGCTTAAAAGTTCCTTATGCCGTTTTTTCTCCGCCTTTTCACTGACCTTCATGGAGTCTGTGACGGTTCCCAGCTGTTCGGCACTTCTTTTTTTGCTTTTCCGGGTAAGGTGGCCGGCCGGTTTGCCCTTTTGTCCATCATTGCCGAACAGATCATCGAACAGGGCATTATTATCCTGTTTTTTGTCCGGTGATTTCTCGACAGTTCCCGACCCTTTCAGGAAATGCCCCTTTTTATCTCGAAGTTTCCCGTTTTTATCCGGCTTATACCCTTCCGGAGTATCGGCGGCCGCTTTCCTACCGGCAAACCGTTTAAACAGGTTCCCGACAATCCGCCCGGTCATGCTCCGTTCGCCCCGGACATCAGAAACAAACTCGGTCATTTCTTTGATTGCGCCCCACACCGGCCCGCCGGCAGCCATACCCACCGCATCCCGGCCTTGTTCGACGCCGCCCTTTCCGGCGGTCAATTCCCTAACCTGCCCCGTTATTTTCCCGGTGACCGACGAAAACGAAGCGGCCAGGGATTTGAAAAACCCCTTGTTGTTCGCTTTTTGTTGTGTCTTTTCCTGCCGGTCCTGATTAATGTTTGCAGACGAGGCTTTTTTTACGGCCGGCACGGGCTTAATGCCCTGCCGGTCAATAGGCTTTTTCGATATTTTCTTTGCGGTGGATTGCTTTTTTTGCAGGGGTTCAACTTTTTTGACCGCCTTAGCAACGACCTTTTTTGTGGACACCTTATCAACCTCATCAATCGATATGACAATGGTCGATTTTTTGGCCGTGGATCGCTTCAGTTTGGCCGTCACGGGCTTTTTCCGTGCAAGCCGGGTCGATGGTCCACTCTTTTTGGTAGCTTTTTGAATATGGCCGATAGTGGCCTTTGAACTCGACATGACAGCATTTAGAAGCTTGTCAAGCCGCGTGTCGATACTCTTTAGAAGGGAAATTGATTTTAGATCTTTCACCGGTTCGCCTTTTCTATTTCACGATGCAACGCCAGCGCAATATCTTTGGGGGAATCAAGCACGCCCCGGATCGTTTGCCGGGCGTGCAAACAAAGATTATTGATAATAATAGTCCAGCCGTCCCGACTATAGTTCGGGAATGTAGTCGCCAGGCCGAAACGGGACCCGAACCCGGGTCAGTACCTCCTTTTCAGGGCAGGCATGAGTAGGGGACACCAGAAAAATCTTGCCGTTTTCGTATTCGGTCAATAATCCATGGCGCATATCGACCAATTGTTCCCCGACGGCATCAAGAAAACGCTCAAGTTTCTTTACCCCAAAGGTAAAGACCAGCCGTTCTTTTTCATCACCGGTCATGCCGGGAAATTCACAACACCAGAGAAGGCTTTTCAACTTAATCCGGGCCGCCTGCTTGCGATATCCGCCGGATTGTTCCCCGGCACGCGCCTTCGCATCTGCAAGGGCTATTCGTTCAATTTCAAGCATTTCAAGGGATATGCCGTTCAATGGTCGGACAATAACCTTTTGTCCTTCAAACTCAATATCGCGCTCCGACTTGCCCCTAATGTCAGAATATTCGGCCGCTATATCCTTCACATCAAAAGAAAACGAATGTTCTTTGCTGCAGGCCCCGCAATCGTATGACACAGATAGGGTGGTGTCTTTTTCGGTATGCATGTAATACCATACCAGGGCAAACCGCCGATCCTCACCGGTCCAGTATTTTGAATCGTAAAACGTGGCCTTATCCTGGATAGTATTTAAAAATAACGTGGTGGCCGCCTCTTCCCGGGCCGCGTCCACATCTGAAAAATCCATAGCATCACCCACGGTGGCCTCACGCAAGTGGATTTCTTTTTCCGGGTTGCTGGGTAAATTAAAAGGTGAAATCATATCAAGACCTAAATTGAATAAAAGTTATTGGAAATTCCAAAACCCCGTCACCGTCCTTGGATTCGGTGATATCCCCAATTTGAGTAGGATAAACCATCCATTTATCGGTTTCGGTTTCAGTATTGTCGTGTAAAAGGGAAAATCGTTTGAAGCTGACACAATAATCAATCGGCAAATTTACGGTACCGTCTGAATTGATCACTTTTTTTATCAGGGCATTAAACCAATCTGAAACCCGCATATCCTCATGATCCCGCATTGTCATTGAGACAGTGACGGGCGCCGTACCGCTGGGATAAGTCAAGGTTTGAATACCGGCCTTTTCCTGATCCGTTTCAATCTCGGTAGGCCCATAGGATATTTCACGGACATACAGGTCAAAATCATCATGAGGATACTGATCTATCTCAATCCGGAATTGCCAGGGTTCCCGAAAATGGGTTTCGACCAGCCGCCCGGCCATCAACCGCAATTTATTAAAATCTTCCATCACACCACCGTAATCATGGGGATGATAGCCGCCGTTTCTTCCATGGCCGTCTCGATTGTTTCGACCTTAGCCGTCAAGGACTCTTCTGAAGGCAATTCAACCTGTAATCCGGCGGCCACCGCCACCGCCCGTTCCCGCCGCGTGTTCCGGACAGTCAATTGAGCCGTGAAATGGGATTGTATCAACCCGACACTTTCGGCCGGCAGGTTGACACTAAATTCCATATCCCGAAAATTAACCAGGTACTTGACGGTCACCGGATACGCCACAATCCCGGATATCACAATATCCGTTGCAGTTGTGGTGCTCTCGACAAACATTCCCTTGCCATCATGCACGCAGCACACCGCAAGCATATCCGCCGGCTTTTCAATACTGGTCTCCGGGGATGCAATCTGGACGGATCGGATAGCGCCCGCTTTGTCCTCAAACACGCCAAGGGTGTCCTGCATCATAGCCGTCAATTTAGCAGGATTGCTATGATACAGAACATCAAACTTGAGTTTTGCCCGATCTATGATCTCGGCAGGAGTCATTAAACGCCCCAGTTCAGCGTGTTGCCGTCCTCATCAAAATAGGACACCCAGTTGACATGCAATGTAGCCGCCGGTTTTAAAGGCGTGTTGTCTTCAACTGAGAATTCAATGGCATCCGATTCGATCCAGCAGTTTTCAAACCGCACCGTAGCGGCTTTACTGGACTGAGTATCGCCCTCAGACAGCATGGCAAGCGTGACAGTCAGATACCTCTTGTTTTTCACCCAGTCCCGCAAGACACCCAGTACGGCGCCTGAAACGGTTTCAATGAAGGTGATAGGCACTTCATGGGCATTGATAATTTTGCCCTGTTGCTGCACCTGCATGCCATGGGGCCCCACAATTTCGACCATTTCACGTTTGATCGGGGGAAGTTGTCCGGTTTGAATCAAGAATTCAAGCTCAGAGTATCCTTCCACTGTCATCCTGAAATCATCAGATGTGGCCTTTTCCCCCATGGAGAGAAATTTATTTAAAGATTTTTTGACCAATGCGACATTGGCCGATCCAAAAGAATCCATATTTTGCCTTTCTTATCCGTAGGTAGCGTCAATTTCAGACCGGTTCATCATGGTCTTCGTTTCAACCTGCAACGTGGTTTCAGCCCGGACCAAATAGCCTTCCCGGGTTTTTTCTTTGTCCAAGGGCACAGACATACTTGCAAGGATACAATCCCCGTAAATCGCGTTCCGGCCGATATTTAGCCATACCGGTTGCGGTATCCGGCCGGCGGGTGCCATCGGGTTAACATCAGGAGAAAGCATTTTTTCAAGTTCTCGAAGCGGGTCCATAACCTCGGCCTTTGCATCGGCCAGGGCATAAAACCGCAGAACCAAACTAAACATATGCGGCCGGTTGCCTTCCCATATCTGCACACTTGCAAGTTTGCTTTTACTGGTTCGGCCGGTTTTATACTGCAATAACCCGCCGACCTTTTGAAAATGCCCGCCAATTGAATCCTCTTCAAACGGGCTATTCCAGTTGGCAGTAATTTCCTTACTGGTTCCCTCACCGGTGACGCCGCAAACAAGTACATTGCCCTGTTTAATCCAGGTTTTGAGATAAGGGCTCACACTCGGGTCATTATTCCCCACAATTGTGAGCCCTGATTTCCAAATAAACGCCACGGATTAAATGCCTCTTTTTTTTCTGGTTCGCATTGACTTTGCACGGTTCCGCCGGGCAGCCGCCGTGTTACTTTTCCGCCGGGCTTTTTTAAGCCCCTGCCGTTGAGCCGCCGTCATACGGTATTTTTTTACGCGCTTTTTTTTCAGCACGATTTTACCGTTTCGCACGACCTTTTTGACAGATTCAAAAATGGATTCAGACCCGGATACGGTTGCGTACCTGGTAACCAGCTGATTATCATCAATGGCCGATCCATCCAGCTTTTTACCCAGGAATTTTCCAAGCTTTCCGCCCTGTTCGTCACTTTCGCCGTCAATGAAAGCCGTTACGTTCTCACTCGATCCGCCCAGTTTAACCAGGGCGTCACCGACACCGGCCAGCAGTTCGTTATAGTCCTGCTCTTCGTCGTCATCGACTTCCTTGTCACCATCAACGTCAACCATACCAACGGTAAGAACGTCCAGGGCTTCAAAAGAATAATCCTTTTCGTCCAGCCAAGTAAGGGCGGTAGACATGGCCATGGCCCGCAGCTGTTGACCGGCGAAACCGCCAGCATCTTTGCTTGCCGCTTCGAAAATATCCTCTTCCCCATCAAGTTTGGCAGGTTTGCCAAACCCCATGGAAAAAACATCTTTATCCGGATTCTTAAAAAACATAAAAAATACCCCCTAAAGGAAAATTATTTGTTTGGGCCGGTATCGCCCTGCAAAGGGAGACACCGGGCTTTTATTTAATCAGTTTGGGCTGTCCAGCGATACGCCGGGCGGCACCGGTCGGGCACACTTCCCATGTCACCAACCACAAGTCGATTTCTTGCTGTTCGATAGTCAGAATGTAGGGTTCCGTTCCATCGGTGTCCGGATCTCGTGGCTCGACCAGGGCGCCCGAAGTAACAAGGTCATCCATAATCGTTTTGCACAGACGATACAGGATGTCATAGGTCAGGCCGTCGGGCTCAAACTTGGCCAGGCCGGCCGCTTCGACAAACCGGTGATCAATGTAATTCAGGATACGGTTGACCCATACAAAACGGCTATAATTGGTCTTATAATGCAGGGATAGGCAGTCATCGACCACCGCGCCGCCGCTTTGTGAGGCAATGACGGGGTTAATCCGGGCCGTGTACAACGCATCCCGGTCAAGAATGTCATCCGGATACAAAGGTGTTACGCCGGTTCTGGTGAGTTTTGCCCGTTTCCCACCGGCAGGGGCGTAATGGATACCGGGGACACTGCCGGTCATAATGGCATCCCCTCGGGCGCAGGCCGCCGCGACTTCCCCGGACACGCCCCAGACTGTTTTCCCGCCATAATATTTATCTTTGGCCGCAAACGGGGCATGGTAGCAAGCCGCCTGCCTGCTTTCCAGACCGGCCGTGGTCAACCATGTAATGGCCGCGTCATGCTTGATAGCTGGTGACGCATCAAAGAAAAAAGAACAGTGGCGTAATTCGGCAATTTCGATACAGTTTTCAAGAACGTCCTCATCAAGGTTGCCAGCTGCAAACATCAGGTCACAGTTAACGGATTCATTCCGGAAAAGGTCCCACGCATCGTCCCATTCTTCCGCTGTCGGTTCTGTGGCACCCTCGGTACCGCCGGTGAAAGCCTGAGCCGTCGCAAAACCAGCAACATCAGCGATAGCCGCCTTGAGATCTACCCAGGATACCGATGTATCTATGTCACATCTAAAACGGTCACTGTTGTTTTCAAGGACGGTTTCAATAAAGGCAGGCAGGCCCATATCATCAAGGCCATTTTCCTTAGTGCTGACGACATAAGATTCCAGCGTATAACTTTCCCCGTTCTCATCCTTGTCGGTGAACGTGATTGTAAACGTGCCGTTAATGGCGGTTTCACCGGACATATCACCATCGATGGCATCGGTAATTGCGACAGTACGGTTTACACTGGCATCACCATCAA